CAGACACTTTGTAGTAACTTTCTCGACCCGATTTTCCATTCGAGAAAATAATTGTTCTGCCAAAGATTGGTAATGATCCCGGCATCGACCCTGAGGAGGCATCGCCATTAAGACCATCCCATTACCATAAACAGTTCCATCACCTATCAATGCCCCGCAGAATTGAATAAACTCTCTGCTGGCAGGACTTCCGTCTGGTAAATCCAACCCCCCGCTGTCCGGATATGACTTTGGCTGAACAATGTAATCACCAGTTTGCAAGTCATCAATAGTTTTCCAGGCACAAGAAGCATTCCTGTATAAATTGGATGTTTTGGAATTGCCACATATCCGAACCATCACGGGGTGATTTCCACTTGCCCGTAACGTCCGGTTCTTCGTCCTGACTAGATAAATATCCTTTATCCCGGTTTCTTGTAATCGCTTTACCTGTCTTAGACATAGTTTGCCATTCTCGAAACTCCACACAATAGTTCCGGGTTGAATGTCCACTATACGTACCGGTCCGCCAATAGTGCTTAGCATTGCCGTCGCAGGCAAGCATCGCATCAGTCCCAATCTGGATCCAATCAGGATTGGCGGCACACGTATTGCCGAAAGTATACGCGACTCGTTTCGCTCATCCAAAGTTGAGAACCCCATCTCGTCAAAGGTCAACCCGATCCTCTGGTATTCGCCGCCCTGGTCAAGCACCCCAGGTTTGTACCAGTTTTCCGCCCCGCCGTAAATTTCAAGCCATCGTTCCCGGATTTCGTTTATGATTTTGGAGTTCAATGGCACATTGAATTTCAGCAACCCTGCTATGATCGCTCCTTTCCGGAAGAACACAGCCAGAAACTTCGTGACCAGGTTGTCCACGTCCACGGACTGTCCCGCAGGTATCAGTGGCGGCATCCCATAGCCCATCCCGTCCAGCGGGTCCGCCGGGTTGGGGAACTTCACGTGCCCCACATCCTCCGCAAGCATGGGAGTGCCGTCGCTCATCCCCTTGCCCTCAGGCACATAGACGAATCCGATGATCTTCTTCTTGTCCCTCGAGGGGACAATGTAAGTACGTAGGGGATTCAGGGGCCACATGGCAGAAGGGCATCCCCGTTCCGCCCCCTGCCGGTCATAGTAGGTATAGGCGTTTCCGGTAAGGTTCAGGTAGATTGTCTGCACCATCATGTACTCCCGCCATGACATCGACGGGTTGGGCCTCATACAGAGATTGGCGAGCGGGTGGTCGTCTGGCAACCGTTCCGGCTTCTCGGTCTCCCCGATATAGGCCTTGACCGGGACCGACGCCAGCGCCAGCGCTTTGTACATTACCGCCGAGTAAACCAGGGCGTTGACGTCATAACCCTCGGTAAAATAAGCCTGTTCGTCGATCGCCTTCCAGGCGGGCTGATCCATCCTATACTCAGGCCACACGTAGGGCATCGCCTTCCCGCTCCGGTCGATCCTGACGATCTGGTTCTGGCTTCCAATCCGAAAGGCGGACATTGCCGCCCGCATCCTGTCGGTAAGTTTCATGGCATCACCTCGTTACCCGAAGTATACACCCTTTGGCGACCTTGCCGCCCAAACCGCCAGTGCCCACGCCCAGAACTTGTCGGCATGGTGCTGCTCGTTCCTGGCCGTATCGAATACCACATTTTTGGCCGGTGTGATCATCTTCTTGATTGAGTGTATTTGGTAAGAAAGGTCGCGTTCCGGGGGTATCGGGGTGTTGCCCCGCTCCGCCGAAATCTTGGTCTCGGTCGCCCACAAAGCTTTGGTCTCGTTCGTGAACGTCACGCCCTGGGCTATCCCCGTCCGGCTCAGGTTTTCCGCCAACTGCATCCCTAGCCCCGTCTGGTCGACAAGAACTTGTACAAATGGCAGGGCGGTTATCATCTGGTGAAAACAGGCCTCCTGCTCGTCGAACTCCACCCTGTCCAGCGACACCATTGCCCGCAGGGGCATGGATCCGGAAGTCGTCAAACCCAGGATAAAGAACTCTGTCAGGTCCTTCTTGCGACCCACGTCGATTCCACCGTAAAGCGCCGGCTCGACCTTGCCCTGCTTGATTTCGTCCAGGATTTCCAAGATAAGCGCTAGCGCTTCGCCAGTTGAGGCTACATGCCTGTACCACATCTCCGCGTCGGCGAATGCCTCCTGGTTGCGCTTGATGATCTCCCAGGATATCCAGGCCGTCGCCTCGTCCACGATCTCCGTCTCGTACTCCTGGCGGAAGTCCTCCTCCAGCATGTTGGCGTAGATCGCCTTCAGTCGGTCGTTCCCGAACGCCTCCACCCTCTCCGCCGTAGGCATCGCGGGCGCCAGCTTCCTGGCCTCCCTGACGCTGATGCAGAACGAATAAATCTCCCACCACGGCGTAGTCTTGCGAGTATAGCCTGGATATTTCCGCATCTCCTCCCTGAATATCTCCCAGAACACCCCAGACGCCCCGAACGGGCTCGATCCGATCCGGATCCGCCCACCCTTGCTTATCAGGGGAATTGCCGCTGTGTAAATCTCTCTGTCCCGCTGCACGTGGGCGAACTCGTCCAGGACGATATTTAATCTTGCCTTGCCGCGGGGCGGGGTGGCGGGGTGGGATATGATCCGCGCCCCGTTGGAAAATTCCAGGTGGAATACCGAGTCGCGGATCAGCCTGGGGAGTTTCCCGATCTGCAGGCATTCGTAGACCTTGCGGGCGTACCTCACCTTCTCGCTGGCCTCGTCCAGATTTATGGAAATGATAGCCGTGGACTGCGCCCCGAGCATCGCGTCCGCCACCGCCTCCGCAGCCACCGTAAACGACCAGGCTATCTGACGAGACTTCGCCTCGATCCGGAACGGGGAGTCGTCTGACAGGTGCGCCAGTTGGAAGTGCTCCCAGCGCGCCCCGTCCACGCCCGACGCGGTTGGCAAATCCAGATTGTCCACCAGGAATTGCGCCCGCTCGGATAACCTCATTCACTGGCATCCCCATTTGCATCTTCCGCAAAGTCGTCCAGTACCTGGTCGGTCTGCTTCTTGCGTTCGGTTTGCCTGTCTTGCCACTCTTTAAGAGTCATTTCAATCATATCAATAATATGCTCACCCTTGTCAATTAATAATCCATGACGTTTCGCCAGAGCAAGTAAAGCCGTTTGACCATCATGCAATTCCAGTTTTATTCCTGACTGAGTCGGAGTAATGCTTTTAACTAAATGACCTCGCTTTTGAACTGTGTCCCAATTAATTCCCGTTATTTCTTTTTTTCCATCTTTTTCTGTGATCTCCAGGAAATCCGATAGTGTTATAGATGCCTGTTCTGTCAAACGTCTTACTACTTCATCGGCAGTCATTGCAGTTTCCCTCATGCGCCGTTTGATTGCTGTATCAATATTACCAACTTTTACCAATGTTGGGCCTTGCTTATTTGGATGTTTATATCCCGCTTGCCGCGCGGCCTCAGTAGCATTCCAGGTCATCAGATATGCTTCAATAAACATTTGTTGTTTGTGGGTTAGTTTTCCTTTTATCAATTCAATCCACCTTCCGCTCTGATTACACTCTGTAAAGCGCTCTTTACCTGTTTCAATACCTCAATATTAGCGCGTAGTTCTGTATATCTACCGGCAATTTGAGCAAATTCCAGACGCAAATTAAGTAATTCTGTGGTAAGTTTTTCAAGCAATTTCACTTTACCATCATAATCAAGCGCCAATAGATCAATTTTTTCGTCCATCGCCTCAACTAATCGCCCTCCGAACATCCGCCGCGATATCGCACACGCCCTCAGTCTTGGTCTGTACATCTGTAACAGAGAATATGTATTGGATATCCCAGTGGAGGCCAGCTGCCACGTTCAATAAAGATGTAACCGCCGGATAAAGAGTTATAGTCAGGTTGCCCAGGGCAGGGTCGGTAATGGCAATCAATCCCAGGGCGGCGCTTGACGGCGCGGCCCCGTTCAGGTAAAGCAGTCCATCATTCAACCCACTGGCGTTCTTGCGGATGCAGATAATCGAAGATGCATCCAGATCTTCCTTATTCGCCTTCACGGTAAAGTCGATAGATACGTAACCCGCTGTCGTGCCGATGCCGGTCAGATTCACGGTCAACAGGTCTCCGCGGTGAATCAGGATCGCGGATCCCGCCAGAGTCGCCGCCACCTGCGCCGCGGTCTGGGTCAAGGTGCGGGAGGCATAAGCCCACACCTTATCTGCCCCCGCCTGAGTAATGCCTACATCATCTATCACGCTATCCACTGATCCACCTACATTGCCTGTCACCGAGGATACCGCCCCGCCTGCATAGTCGCTCGTCCCCGCCGCTACCGCCACTTTGGTGAATATCGTCACCAGCAGGTCTTGCCATTCAGCGCCAGCCACGTCGTGGAAAAGAACATCAACGCGGTTCGCGGTCATCTCGTCGATAGATAGAACCACGGGGATGATCCCGCTCGAACCAATGTCCGCGGGCAGGGCGTCGATGTTCCCGTCCAGCACACCGTCCTTGTAGATCACGATGTCGCCATCCGCCAGGGTCGGATCGGTCTTGAATATGTCCGTATCTGCCTGACTGGTCAGCGCCGCGGAGAACGTGAAGGTTGCACCCCTGACTGGTTCATCGTTGAGATTATAAAGTGGAACTGTCATAGGTCATCCTGTCCTTATGGAATATTCCATTTACTCTTTAGATATGCCTCAACAATCGCTTGATCGACCGCTGACAGAACATTGTTATAAATTATCAATTCCCCGCAGTATTGCTTTCCGTAACACGCAGCATAACTGCCTAGTTGCGCAATTGCCAACGGAACTGTGGCGCCAGTTTGAACCGTAGCGTTAGACGAGGTTGCCGTCGTCGCTTTTGGTATGCTATTAATAAATATATGGTAATGATTATCTCCCGCTGTATAACTATAAGTCACCACCGCAAATACTCCCGACGTCAACACTGCTGCATTCGTATGTCCGACACTTGCCACAGCATCGTCGTTAAAAGAATATTTAAGTGCGCCATCCGCCGTGTAATTGGAAATACTCGCCCAGGCCTGAGCTGAACCTGCGCCAGCGCATATATAACAATCGCTATTGGTGGCAATATCCAGTGAAGCAAAACAAAGGAATATAGTGCAGTTTGTAGGCCTTGGGAACGTCGTCAGCGTTAGAAGAAAATCGTTTGAGCCATCAAAGTATCCTGCACTCAGTCCGTTTTGAATAGCCGTTTTATACAACGGCATCTTAGTAGTTACGGCATTACTTGCGTCCCATCCATTGTGGCTTTTATCGGCTGCGCACTGAATTTCGTCGTTGTTGGCGGAAACAGGCGTAGTCTTTGCCAAATCCTTATATAGAGATGCCGGATCGCTAAAATCGATCCACAATTGCAATCCAGGAATGGCTCTTGGCGTCCACGATAGGTTGACGTGAGGCAAAAACTGTATTCCTCCAAGCCCAATTATTTTATACTTCCTGCCAGCCCTCTGCTGCAAGGTCATGTCACCCACTCTGCATATTGCACGCCAAAATAGCGCATGGCGCACCACTGGAAGTAGCCGATGTTCAGCCAGATGGAATTGTTCGCGCCGGCAACCGCGTTTATTACCGGAAGGATCGTTCCCTTATAAAGTTTTCCAACGCGCGGGGAAACAGTATCGTCAGAAGATGGGTTCTTCCTGATGTTCAGCGAGTCTGCGGTTATCCTCACTCTAACTGACACAGGAAATTCAGGTATCGCGGTTATGGTAGGGATTATTGGCGGTATAACCGTTGGAGGAGGGATTATTGGCGGAGTCTGTTCTGGTTCGCCGTCCGGGAATGGGAACCTGTCCATCCAGACGTCGTGGTCGATATTGCCTCGCTTTAGACCGTGAGGTTGTCCGGTGGATACCTCGTTCTGCCAGATGAATGGTTTCTCGTTCTTCCAAATTGTGGGTATCGTTGGCTTAGTTCCGCCCCAACTGGCGACCATCAAAAGGTAACGCGACATGATCGGGGAATGGAATACCTGGTTGCCATAGTTCTCGTTAGTGTAAATTGTAGGGTATTGATAAATGGCAAGTTTCGGCCGGATCGCCATCCATCCCGTTAATTTCATCCCGATAACATCAACGATCGTTTCTGTCGCTATGTGCCACATCATACTTTCGTCCTGGTATTTTTCGCAGTCCAGGGCCGGGGGCAAATCGAAATCCATGCCCTCGACACATGTCTTGAACCACTCGTACTGCTCGAGGGCATTATCGAGAGTCGGGAAATGGTACGGGCCGACTTTGAATCCGACCGCCCGCGCCGCAGTCAAATTAGCCAGGGCACAATCATCCTGGAAGTGAACGCCCTGGCTGACCTTATGGTATAAGAATCGGAATCCAGAATTCCACATTTTTTGGAAATCGATATCCGTCCCTTGATGGTGGGAAATGTCGCAGCCGTAAATTGTCATTTACTTGGCATTCGGCTTCGCCCAGTACGGGAAAGTCGCGCCCGACAGCGCCAGTTCTTCGCCCAGCGGATTGTACTTCAGCATACCCGCCTCTCCGGTAAAATAACCATCGGCGCTGAACACAGGCTTGAGTAATGTCAGTTTGGAATTGTGGGTATAGTCCATCATCCGGAAGTTATTGACATAAATCTCGCCGTTGCAAAGATAGGTTATTTTGATATTGTACGCGTCCGCCACGATTGTATAAGTTATGGAAATGGGCAGCTCGCGCGTCCCGGCGACCACCGGCAGGTAGTAGAACTGCCGCGCCTCGATGGCATTCATGGCCATGCTGGCAGGACAGCCACTCTTGTTAGTTAGTTCCAACCTGACCAATCTGATATGGACGGCCGCGACCATAGTAAATGCCAATGCTACAACCAAGCAAAACAGTAGTAACTTTTTCATTTTTTTCTCCTTAGTCTGAATATTTCCTTAATTCCCGAATATATCCTAATTTCCTGTCCTCTTTTATTGTGTCCAGCCTTTGAAACCGATGGCTCCGGCTATGGTGACAAGAATGCCATGAACAATCGAGAGCGCCTTAATGTCCCCCCGGGTCGATTTTTGTTCGACTACTATATCGACAATGTCGTCCCGAATGTCCTTGACCTGCGTTTTCAGCTCCGCATGACCGACTTCCAGGTCGCCAATCTTCAAAGAATGCTGCACAATGCAGTCGTTTATCGTGGCCAGTTGTCTTAATTGCGCCTCAGAGTTGGCGACCAGTGTAATGACCATTTCCCTGGTGGTTGCAGAACTACCAGGGTTGGATTTTCCGGGGGGCGTCATAGTCTATCAGGAGCGGGACTTTGACGCGGGCGTCATGGCGAACGTTGCCTGGTTCGCGATCACCGCGGTAAAGAATAATTTAAGCAGGGCAATCGCCCCGGCCTTGTCGCAGGATACGATAGCGCCGAAGTCGACTCCCAGTCCGCCGCAGTTCAAGGCAAAAATCGCAATCGCCGCCACCGCCAGCAGGCCAAGCATTATAAGCCGCTTCGCGTCGCCGGACAAAGCGCCGTATTTCGCCGAAAGACCTGGAATGTAAGAGAAACCAAGGGAAAGGATTACCGCAACCAACGCACTTAGATATTCGGCAGTCATTTTTACCTCCAAAGGCAGCCACTATGCCGCCTGGATTAACTATAGCACGAAATCAACTTTCGGTCAATCGACCGCCGAGTGGTTAAATAAATAGAGCCGCCATTTCTGGCGGCTCTTTGCTGCTTCGCTTTCGTTCTCCGGGTTGCTCTTTAAATACGGCTCGCTTTTCGTAACTGGGTTTCTCTTCCCCAATGGCTCGCTTCCGTTTGGTGGGTTGCTCTCAGTTTACGGCTCGCTTCCTGATAACGGGTTACTCTGATTGGACGGCTCGCTTATTTACAATGGGTTGCTCTGAGACTGTGGCTCGCTTCCATTTCGTGGGTTACTCTAGTCCAATGGCTCGCTTATTCCTCTTGGGTTGCTTGATGATAATGGCTCGCTTCCCTAACATGGGTTTCTCGGTGCTCTTGGCTCGCTTATCTCTCCTGGGTTACTTTATCGAAACGGCTGACCAGCCAAACTCCTCCGGCGTGTATTCATGCTCATGTCCAAGTTTTTCATGGACATACGGCGCACGGACATCCAAACCTTCCGTCTGACGCCAGACCAGCCATAGATGGGACAACCAGATTTTGATCATCTTTCGCATGGAAGCATTGTGCTGATGACCCTTTGTCCAATCCGGTCGGTTCGCCTCATAATAGGCACGGGCGTCGTCATATATGCGCCGATAAGGACTGTCTGACTTCAGGAACGATGAACCAACCAAATAGCAGGTTGTTTTCAGGCGGATATTATAATGCAGTTTTTCGCCTTTGGCGAGTCTCTCCCGCGTTCCGTCGATGACCGCATACCCTGCATACCGCCAAAGGGCGCTGATGGTATCAGCTTCCCGGATATCAATCATGCAGACTACCTTTGCCGCCAGCATGGGGCCAACCCCCTTGACCTCTATCATGCGATCGACAATTTCCAGTCCCTTCACCGCCTGTCGGATATCGCCATCCAACTCAGCCTCCAGCTCATTGAAACGATGAAGCCAGCGCTCCAGAAGTTCCTGCGATCCATTAGATGGGACATCCACTCCACGTTCAACAGCGCCGATCCGGTTCGAAAATGCAACCCGGCTCTTCTGAATAGTTCGATCCCTCAAATCAATTAACGATCTCAAAATATTTTCGTCCATAGCCTCTTATCTCCTTTTGTAAAATTCTGATTTTTACTTCTCCATTACTATCGCATCCACCACCGTGCCGAACGGCACGCGCCTGGTCGGGCTAAGAAGGTCAAGCCAAATCCTGTTCCCTTCCTTGACTATCGCCCCGCCCCTGTCCCAGCATTCCCATACCTGACCCAGCACATAGAATTTCGTACCGAACAGGTATTCCACCGGGCAGGCGCAAGCCCTGTCTTTCCACGGCTTCCAGGGCTTACCGCTCGCCATGTTTGATAAGCATTCGCCGTCCACAAACCTGGCGCAGTTGGGGCCTCCCCAGGCGGGCCAGTAATGGCTTATCCGGGCCTTGATCTTCCTGCCCTCTGGGATAGTCTCAATGATCATTGGAGTTATCGGTTCTGATGCCTGGAATGGTGTCGGAGTAAACGGAAGGAATGCCTCAGGCGTCACGGAAGCGGCATCGTATCCGATAAAGGGGTGGTATTATAGATTGCCTCCCCAGATAAAAGTAAATCTAATTTCCCGTCGCCATTCAGGTCGATGAACTGATTGTGGATGTTCCGTATCTCCATCCCGTTGACCTCATCGGCTAGCACATTGAAATCGGACACCAATCCCTGTAATTTATCCGTGGCGACCCCCAGCGCGATAACCGTCAATCCGACCATCACGGCTAGCAGGATTTTCGTCTTTCTATCCATTTCGTTCCTCCTTTGCAATTAATCCAATAACTCCCTCCAGGTTTGCGCCCGTCAGGTCTGCGCCCGTCAGTTTTGCGATCCACAGGTCTGCGCCCCTCAGGTCTGCGTCCGTCAGGTCTGCGCCCCTCAGGTCTACGACCCACAGGTTTGCGCCCCTCAGGTCTGCGTCCCTCAGGTTTGCGCCCGTCAGGTTTGCGCCCGGCAGGTATGCGCCCCACAGGTTTGCGCCCGTCAGGTTTGCGCCCGGCAGATATGCGCCCCTCAGGTTTGCGCCCGTCAGGTTTGCGCCCCTCAGGTTTGCGCCCGGCAGGTATGCGCCCCTCAGGTCTGCGTCCGTCAGGTCTGCGCCCGTCAGGTTTGCGACCCACAGGTTTGCGTCCCTCAGGTCTGCGCCCGTCAGGTCTGCGCCCGTCAGGTCTGCGCCCACACACCAACCCATTCTAATTAATCGCCAAAATACCCTATACCGGATAATCCGCAACCGGAGTCGGCGACAGCCCAATTTTTTATCAGATTCACCTATAAGTCCATCCCATTCTACCCACCAAGGATGCCAATTTTCGGGTGCATATTCAGCAGATAATTTTTTCATCACATGCCAACGCCCTGGCCCACAATCTTTTCCATCTGGGTCTGCAGGATTTGGATGTTCAAACCAGGGTCCCCATTTTTCGCCTGGACGGGGCAACGGATACTGTGTTTCAACACCATTATAAGATGTTGATCCGTAAGCATTAAGAAATTTAAATCCTCTGTTCATTTTTCGACTCCTTTTCTGCAATTTTTGCAGGTCGGACATCCTCACATGCGTACGCGTGCCTTGGCAAGATGAATTTACTGAACTCGACCAGGCAGTTAATCACAAATATTGGTTCATTATCCACCGATGGGTTCAGAATTACCGTTTCCGGTTCTCTGCCGAACTTCTGGCGGAATAGTTGCATTGCCTCCTCCACCGCCTGTTGGGTGCTTTTGCCGTTGCACATATAGCCTATCTGGTCAACCATCTTGCCTTCTTACGGCGCTGGCGTTTGAGCCAACGCCGTCATCATTATCCGAAACTGCTCCGCCCCGTAAGTGGCGGTGGCGGAAATCCAGTCCGTCCTCACCCTTGTCGCAATCTCCACATAAAAATACATAACAAAGACAATCAGAAGGATAAGGGCGACCTTGAAGAAGAGCCTGACCATCATTCCTTGCTTCTCGAAATCGGTCATCGGTATTTCCCCCATTCCGCCCAGGCCAGGCAGCCCCAACTCAAAATCAGGATTAGAATGTACCATAGCGCTTCGCTCCAGGTATGGGTCATTTTGCGCCTCCTTTTAGCACCACCTCAAAATTCATCCATGACTTTTCGCCCAATCCGGGCGTTTTTATAAACGCCTTAAAGATGTCGTCCAGGGAATAAAGCGGATCCGGTTCGCGGTTCAGGAAACTACCCATCCCCGCAAATGCCTCCGCCGTGGCTTCGACTGCCCTGGCGGACTTGATTTTGTGGACATCCTCGCCCGTCAGTTTCCCGGTCTGGTTCAGGATTGCCGCCGCCTGCTCCTGGCGGGCTTTCGGCTCGTGCGTCAGAGCTTGTAGGGTGTTTAAGGCGACCTTGCCCTCCTGCGCCGCCGTGACCAAGTCGTCTGGAAGGGTCAAAAGGCGCATCCGCTTCTTGACCGTCCCGACAGGAAGCCCGCAGGTCTCCGCTATCAGGCTCGGGGCAGGCATCTGCCCCTGCTTATCCATATATTCCTTGACAATATCCGTTATTGCCTTGGTTTCCGCCAGGGGATTGTTCGACCGGGTGTAGTTGGCATCAAGGGTCAGTACAGCGCTTTCCAGCGATCCCGCCTTGTAGGTTTTAATTGGAACGGTGGGTATTCCTAGTTTCCTGGCGACCGCCAGTCTGCGCCGCCCATCTCGGAGGGTCAGCTTCCCGTCCCCATTCTGGGTAAACATAATCGCCTCGCGGATGCCAAACAACTTGATCGACCGAACCAAAATCGCCGACGGCTTGGGACAGTTGTCCAGGGCGTGGGGGTCTTCCTGCAAAATCTGCTCGACCGTCCACCGACCCGTCACGGGCGGGATATCCTTATCGAACTGGATTTCCAATTGCTCACTCATCCACCACCTCCACGGGCAGTTTCGCTCCTGCCAACTTCTTGAGTTTCTTTTCGTGTGTCCCGCCCTTTTCATCCCGAACGACCACCAGTCGGTGGATCGGTAGGCCGATAAAAGCGCCCGGGAACCAAGTTTCCTCAACCAGATTGTAAAGTCCCGGATTCCATATTGCCTTATAGGCAAACGACGGACATTGAATTTCAACGACGCCACCTAATCCCATTGTTTCCGGCTTTTGATCTGGCGGCAAAGCCAGTTGCCAGAATATCCCAGGGCATCGTGCTTTCGGGACGTGCGGGTAAGCGCCTGTATAGACCAGTGGGACCCTCGGATGCTCCTTTGGACACACATCCCATCGATAACCCAATTCACACACCGACCAGAAATTAGTACATTGATCCAAAATTTCCGGGTAACCATAATATCCAACTGTGTGAACGGCGATCAACTTCGACTTTATGTCCAGCGTCGCATACTGCTCTTTATTCAGTTCCAGGCGCTGGCTCATCCCAAACCGGCGAACTTCCTCGATCCAATCCGTCGGGTTGGGGTAGAATTTCGACCCGATCCAGTCGAAAACCATCGTCGTCCCTTGCACTTTATGCAGGACGGACGACCTGGGCGTCAGCCCAAGCTTTTGGCAGTCGACCTTGACCAGCGGATCGAACAGGTATGCCTCGATGGGCAATTCTTTTAAGGAAAGCCTGCACTCGGCGTATACGCCGCCTTCCTGGCGGGTCCCGCATCCCCTTTCAACTGGTATTGCTCCAAACATTTCAAGCCTCCTTTTGGGAGGCGGGTTTCCCTGCCTCCCTGATGAATATTGCCTAAATTATAGGGGCAATTCCTGCTGCCCCTGGGCGACGATTGCCTCATCATAAACCTTGACGATTTCCCTGATTGCCATCGCGTCCGCCAGGTACTCGCCTGACGTTTGTTTGATTGGTTTTAGCCAGTCATTCAGGCAGGCCAGGATCATCCTGTCCGGCACGTCGTTCAGACTTTCCACGCCAAACAGATACTTTTGGAAAGCGTGGCGGCGCAATTCAAAATCCTCGGCGGGGGCAAACGCCTCTGTCAGGATCCCGGCCAGCAACCCGCGCTGAGCCTTATTCGCCGTCTTCATGACGTAGGATAAGCTTTTCTTGTCCAGCGCCTTCCGCAAATCCCCCGTCCCATAAGGGCGCGAGTGATTGTCCGCTGGCGGTGGTTCAACCTTTTTTGGCTTTGCTTGCGTCTCAGTAACGACAACCGTTTCGCCAACTATCTCGGTAACCGCCGCAGTCGCTTCGCTTTCTGGCTCGGGCACCGCGGGCGCAAACCCCAACTCAGCCAAAAGTTGATCCTCGCTTTTGTGCTCCTTTTCCTCTTCCGGGGGTTGGGTCGGGATATCGTAACTGTTTATGTCGATGAACTCGTCCTCCTGCATCTCGTCCAGGACATACGCGTCAGCGGGGTCAATGTAGCCCCACTTCCGCAGGAGTATGCGCAAGACCGTCTTGCGCTCCATTTTTTCAGGTTCTTTCTGCCAAAGTCCTTTCGGATTATCATAACCTTTGGAATACTTCTCAGCGTGGGCATGGATTTCCTCCACGGTCATGTAGATGACCTTGGCGAACCCGTTTATCATTTCGAACGCTGCCAAGTGCCCAACAACTTTGTTAGATTTCTTTCCCCCGCCAATGGAGACAAACCCAGTAATTCGATCCTCGATGATTTCTTCCCCCTCGTAAATCTTGTTCGTGTTGATATATCGATAGCGGCCCGTCCGGGTAGCCATGTCAACGAGTCCTTTATATCCGATGATCAATGTGGCATGATCCCTAAACGGAACGATGTACGCCTGCCCCAGTCCCGGCTCGACTGACAGGCGCAGGGTCGCCGCTCGAAGGGCGCTGATGTAAATGGATGGGACTGTGCATTTCTGCAAGTCCTCGTTGTCCGCTATCGCAAGTAGGACGCTGGCGATGTAACTCGCTGCGTTCCGGTCGCCTCCGACGATCTCGGCGAACCGGACGCGGATCGTGTCGGATTTCATATAGTCCGACATCCTTTCCAGGCCAGTCTTTTGTCTAGTCATTGCCAACTTGCCTTGGTCACTCACTTTATGCCTCCTTTTGCATTTCCTTGGCTATGCAAGCCCGGACGATCACGCCCTGGCTCGCCTTGAATTGAATTTGCCTGGCTTTGATCTGCTCTTCTAGCGCAATGCTACATTGGGCGTTCGATATGGCGTGGCGCAGGCCGCGGATCCGCTGGCTGTCTATGTCCTCCTGGGTGATCACATCAATATTTTTTTCTATGCAATCGACCACCACGAATGAACGTGGCCAGCGTTTACGATATGCCAGATAATCGATCCAGCGCAGCATTGCTATCCCGCACGAAAACTGGTAAATATTCTGCATCTAACCTCCTTTCTAAAAACTTATTATAATATAAAATCTATTTTTACGCAATACTTTCAGCACCGGCAGTGCCGGTCGCAATAACCGCAATCTAGGTGGACAGGTTGCCGTCCGCACCTCGGGCAATCCTCCCAAAGTTGGCCGCCTCCATTAGAACGGGAATGGCCGGTAACTATATTCATGGGTTCGGTTTCGGTATGGATGTTGTAATCGTCCGACCCAATGCCGCCAATGCCGAGGCCGGAATCAATGTCCATGCTCTCCCAAGTTCGCGATTTTGCCGTCGGGGTTGGCTCTGGCCTAGGAGCCGCATTCAGGCGGATCAGTTCCTCGCGCGCGGTTTTCCAGTCAGGATACGATCCGTGGCGGTCCGCGCGGGCAACATGTTTTCCTAAACTCTGATTAAACTCAATATTGTATTTCATGTTTTTCTCCTTTTTGCCTGCTTCGCACAGGCTCAGACAACCGCTTTCCGACCCGCAGTCGCCCGCGTCCGTGGCGGTCTGGCTTCGCGTTTCACGCCGCGCTAGGCGTCCATCATCTCTTGCATCTCTGCCCAACACTCCGGGCAGTACCACCCAGTATCATCACACTCCCACGTATAATCACGTGGGTTTTCCACCCCACATTTCTCGCAGGGGGAGAAGTCTACGCCGGAATCAGGGTCAATATGGTTTTTCATTTATATAGTATATATGTAATACTATTTTTTGTCAATAGGATCAGAGTTATTTTACAAAGATTTTACAATTTGTTCTAGTTTTGTTCTAATTATAATTTAGAATGTATGTTATATTTCAGGCGTAAACATCTCCACGCCTAAAGGCGGGAGCTTTTGTCCTAACCCGTGAGGGTCGAAGACCATCGGCAGGTTTACGGCTGCCCTGGCGGAGATATTCACCGCCGCAACAGTATCCGCAGGCGCAGAGTAGCCACAGGATACACAGGAGAACAAACTTTGAGAGACACGATTGGCTTTATCAATACAACCACATTTCGGGCAAGTCCGGGACGTGTTACGTGGATCAACCAAAAACACCGGTATCCCAACACGTTCAGCTTTGTAACTGATATATTGGCGAAGTTGATAGAACGACCAATTGGCATGTCTCGCTCTCTGCTTGCGTCGAACAGGAACCTCGCGGATACCGCTCAAATCTTCCAGAGCGATAGCCCGTCGAGTGTCTTGCGCTTTTTCAACGAGACATTTGCTGATTGTGTGGTTGGTAATACTTTGAAACCGTGCTTGTCTGCCAGATATTTTCTTAAGCTTACGTTTGGCGGACTTCGAGCCGTTACGCTGAAGATTGCGGCGGCGATGTTCAAACTTACGACGGTTCACTTCGATAGATGCGCCGCTGAAATTCTCCCCATCAGAATCAGAAGCGATGTTCACGATACCAAGGTCAATACCCAGCACGCCCTCAATGTCAATCGGTTCGGGTGTTTCCACGTCGCAAGTTGTGAGCAAGTAAAACTTCCTTTTGACCAGGCACAAGTCGCTTTCCCCACGTTGCCCATTCAGCAATTCCATTTGTCGTTTGGCACAAGTAAAAGGGATATTTTCCCGACCCGTGACTGTCCAGATGGAAACAAACTTCTTTTCGATGTGCCAAGTCAGAATGCGATTATCAAAAGCGATTGCCCCGTAAGGCTGGAATGTGTGCTTTGTTTTATTATTAAGTTTGTAAGCATCTGCCACTTTGGAGATACAACGGACAATAACCTGTGCAGTAAGTTGAAACATTTCTTTGACCGCATAGTAAGTAAGTTTATGCAAAGGGAATTGTCTAAACGTTTTATTTTCCCATCCGCAGGCACTGATGTAATTACAGGCAGCATTCGCCACTTCGAGGGTTTGACGAAGAGCTTGCGCTTGTTCAGGCGTGGGCAGGAGTTTTATTTGAGCAGTCAATTTCATATTGTTAGTATAACACAATTTCACCATATTGAAAAGAATGGAGGCAACGCTTCCTCCCCATTGCTAAAGCAAGGGGTATCCGCGCTGAATTTTCGATGAACGCATCCCATTCCCCCCAAAAGCGCGGCCAGATAAGCCGGTCGAAAATCCTGGCAGCGATTGTTACCCTGACATCCTGGAAGAACCGGCCTCCCACAATCCAGGAAATCGGCCAGCATACCGGCCTGGCAAACGTCACCGTCGCCTACCATCTGCAAAAATTGCAGGAGCAGGGATTGGTGACCTGGGAAACCGGAAGGCCCCGCACCTTGCGGATCGTGAATAAAGAGGTATAATTGGATTGACAACCGAAAGCGGTCCAGAAGCCGCAAGGACTGGAATGAACTTCCATCGATTAATCGCCCCCTTTCTGTGTCTATGTAATGCCGAACCGGTCCCGGCACTTCTGAGACATGGACACAGAAACGGGGTGATTAGTTTTAATCGGAGGCGGCATAATAACAACAAATTTCACCCCAATGCCAGATGAACTCATAAGAAGGTACGGAATTATAACCGCAGCCGTCTGGGGTAAATTCTGGCGTTATTCTAATTTGTCTAGATCGAGCAAAATCACTAAAAAAAGAATTGCTGGCGAATTAGGATTATCAGTACAGGCGATTTATCCTCATATCAAAAATCTTATCAATGATGGTTATCTTGTCGACATAACTCCTAATGAGAAAGATTCTTCATACATCCTAACTGACAAAATAATTACCAATCTTGATCTTGCAGAATATAAGGGATATATCGAAGACGCATTTGTTATTGGGATGTGCCAAAAATGTGGGGTCGCAATTTATAACTGTATCGATCATGTTTGCTTTACCGAATCTAGTAATGGAAATTCCCGCTCAAGTTCCTGGGGGAAATACAGTCGTCGCCTAAAGCAATCAAGCCATTGTGAATATTGTCATGTTCTCCTAACCCCGCGGAATCGTACTATAGATCATATCGTTCCCGTCAGCAAGAATGGAAACAATAAAATGGACAACCTTGTTGCTTGTTGCAAATCCTGTAATTCCATAAAGCACAACAAAGAACTATTCCTGCTTGAATGTGGAGGATAATGTGACTATTATCAAAATTCAAAAACGTGACCCTGGATACGCCATGATCGACAACCGGGTTCTCGCCGATCCCCGTCTGACGTGGAAGGCGAAGGGTATCCTGGTTTACCTGCTCAGCAAACCCAACAACTGGAAGGTGCAGGTAACCGACATTACCAACCACTCCCCGGACGGCGAATGCGCGGTAAGAACTGCCCTGGACGAGTTGCTTAGTCTGGGTTATGCAGAACGCGAAACAATCCGGCGCAACGGGAAATTCGAATCATGGAATTACATCATCCACGAAGAACCACTTCGAGGTTTCCCACAAGTGGATAAACCAGATATGGATAATCGCCCCCTTAATAATAAAGAGTCTACTAATAAAGAATCTACTAATAAAGAAAAAGAAAAGAGGTCCCCCCAACCCATTAAAGAAAAAGTATTATTTAAAGAGGAGGTAAACAACAATAGAAAGGAGGAGGAATGGTTCTGGCTCAGGCACGAGCTCAAGCCCCTGGCGCAGGCGTTCATCCTGGCGACCAGCCCGGCGATGATGCCAACCAAGGATGAGCGCCCGCTCTGGCAAAGGGAAACCCGCAAGTGGCTTGCTATCGGGGCGACTCCCGCCCTTATCCAACAGGCGGTCAAATCGCTACAACGGGACCGCCTGACGATAGGAGGCCCGACGGCGATCACCAAGACGCTGCGGTCGATTTTAACGATGTCGTCCAGAACCGACGACGAACACCCGACCTATAAGTCAAAGGAGGTAAAATGATCGATCAGTTTAAACTCGATAGTCTATATACAAAGGCCATAAGGGAAAAATGGCCAGATAAAGACTATGCCGCTGTCCTTGCTATAGATTCGAACCTTCCTGGCCGCCAATTCCTGATCATTGATTTGAGCAACCAGCGAGTGTCAATGACTTATAATCCCGACGGATCGGCAGTGATCAAGATTGCCGGTTTTTCCAAAAGCATGGAAATAAAAAAGGAGGCAAAATGAAAGAAATAGAGTTGTCACAAGGAAAGGTTGCGATTGTAGATGATGAGGACTATGACAAATTAATAGCAATGGGCAAGTGGTATGCAAAACGGGACGGGCAACGATGGTATGCCACCCGAAATACGGAGAACAGCAAGATAGTTACCAGAAAAACAGTTCGGATGCACAGAATAATTCTTGACGTTACTAATGGTATGGAGGTCGATCATATCAATGGAAATGGTTTGGATAATCGCAAAACCAATATTAGAATCTGTACCCGCAGACAAAATATGTGGAATAGAAACGTTTACAGAAATAGTTACTTAGGTATCAGAGGTGTTAGGTCTAACAAAAAAGGATTCATAGCACGCATTACTATTAACGGAATATTAAAATACTTAGGGACATTTAATACACCAGAAGAAGCTCACTCTATGTATATTGCAGAGAGCAAAAAACTGCGTGGAGAGTTTCATCATTCCTGATATATCTTGGAGGTTCCAATGACAGACAAGCCCCATCTTTACAGCCAGGACGCCGAGGAGGCGTTGGTAGGTTCGGCGATCAAAGACCCGGGCGTCCTGGTCGAATGCCCGCTCCAGGCGTCCGACTTCTTTGTCCGTTCCTGCGGAACGGTCTGGTGCATCCTCATGGAAATGCAGCGCCAAAAAAAGGCGGTCGACTTCCTGACCGTCGCAGAAAACCTGAACGCTCAAGGCGAGCTTGCCGGGATTGGAGGCCCGGCGTTCCTGACGAAATGCGTCGACCAGGGGAGCAGTTATAATGCCCTGGAATACACCTCGATCATCCACGACTACGCCATCCGGCGCAAAGCGATCCAGTCCGCCAACGATCTGGCGAAAGTCGCCCTGGACATGGACACGCCCGTCATCCAGGGCGTTTCGAAAATCACCCTCGACCTTGCCAATGCCGGCCTGCAATCCACCGCCACCAAAAAGTTCCTGGATTTTGCGACCGAGGTGGTCGATGAGGCAACCCGGTCAAGCGAACACCCGCAGAACATCTGGGGTATCCAGACCGGTTTCCACGAGCTCGACGAATGGCTTGGCGGCTGGCAGACCGGGGAAGTCCTGCACCTGGCTGGTGAGCCCGGGGTAGGCAAGTCACGCATGGCTCTCCAGTTCGCAGCCAACGCTGCCAGCGTCAGATGCGGGTCAGTTCCGACGATCATCTATTCCCTGGAAATGTCGGGGATGGCAATGGCGCGGCGGGGCATCTCCGCCATGTCCCAGGTGAACACCCGCTTTTTCCACACCGGGCAGATCAACCCGGAGGAGTGGACAAGGGTATTCGACAGCCTAGACAAGACTTCGCGGATGCCCCTATGGTTGAATGACAACTCATCCATGACGATCTACGATATCCGTTCCGACCTGGCCTCGATGGTGGCGCAGTATGGGGTCAAGATGGCGGTGATTGACTACCTTTATCTGGTCAAGGGGATGGATAGTCGGGATGACAACGAAAGGATAGCCAGACTTTCCGGTGAAATCAAGCGGATCGCCCGCGATCTGAATGTGTTTATCATTTCCGTAGACAGTGTGGTCAAGGCGGGAATGGACGCGGGCGGCAACGGGCGCTCTATGAAGTCGCAAATCCGTGGTTCCGGCCAACTCATCCACGACGCGGACCTGATCGCGTTCGTCGAAAAGGAAACTGCCGATCCGTCCCTGATAAAACTGGTGTTCGTAAAGACCCGCGACGTGGCAGGGACGCAGTACAGCTTCAATCTACATCAGCATTCCGCTTTCCCTCTGATCGAGGAGACGCAGGTTAGGAACGTCAACCTTGACGCGATGGTGCCATGAAAAGATTGCAGGAGGCAACATGTACTCAGGACGATACAACAACTATGTGGGAAGGGCCGAAGCCGTGACGTTCTTCCAGGTCGAGGGTCACAGAGGCTGGCAGATGGCGACCCTCTACCAACCCGTCATGCAACATAAGGAAAGCGAAAAGAACTTCGTCATGGTCAGCGACCCCACCGGTGACTTCCGGCCAGGCGACCGGTTCTCCCGTTGGACGTTCGCCAAGACCCTGGTAAAAGATTTTTTTGCCGACGGCACGGTGGTAGAATCGGACGGAGTAAGGTTTCGGATCCAGGAAAGGAGGCTTTATGAAATCAAAACTTGAGGAAATGTTTGCCCAGCAAATCGCCTGGACAAACTTGCCCCGACCAGAACGGGAGTACCGATTTCATCCAAAGCGAAAATGGCGTCTGGATTTTGCATGGCCTTCCCAAAAGCTGGCGCTTGAAGTCGAGGGCGGAATCTGGATCAAGGGCCGGCATACCCATCCAGTCGGATTCACCAAGGATAAAGAAAAATACAACGCGGCTACCATCCTGGGTTGGCGTCTGCTCCGTGTGGACAACCATGACATCGAAAATGGGGTTGCTCTTGACTTGATCATAACTGCTCTGCAAATCGATATTAATGCCATTAGAATAGTCCCGGAAGTACCTTTGGTTGCCTTCAAGCGACCACCACAGCCCCCGTAGGAACAGAAATTGTATATCCTTCACAAATGCCAACGCCGCCGCCCACAACCGTTCCTGGGCCGAATCCGTATCCGGCCCCCGCGATGTTTCGGCGATGAACGATCCTCTCGACTACGGTTCTGGTGCAAGACTTATTCTGGCAGGCATCGCCTTTGTCATTCTGATGATGGCGATCGCAGGCATCATCCAATCGCTTGGAAACTGAAAGGGAAACCACAATGAATGAAACAATTGGAGTGACAAACATACTGAAATCCGCCCCCGAGGAGCTGATTAATATCTTTCTGCAGGCGGGCGCTGAAACAGGGCGCAACCGCTGGATCATCGGGGATGCGGTCGTCCTGCTTGGCGAGGCGGTCCGGGAAAAGAGGATCGACGCTACTGTCATGGATTGCTATATTGCCGCCTCGATCTGGCTCAACCGGGAAGTGTCCCCCCGCACCGTGGCATACTACTCGATGGTCGCGGGTTTCTTCCCCCAGGGCGTCCGGCTTGAATTTGATGGACTTCCCTTCTCCCACTTCGCCCTGGCGCATTCCCTGGGCGACCGCTGGCGCGAGTGCCTGCAACTGTCGTCCGACTACGCCGCCGAAAAAGGATACCCGCCCTCCGCCGCCTGGCTAAAGTACCAGATGAATATTACCACTAAAGAAGCCGAGGAAGAACTTGACGAGTGCTGGAATCGGCAGACCGAGGCAACGATCCGCAGCATGGCGTCCGACCTGCGCCGGATGATCGCCGACTTTTCACTTCCTGACTCTCTAAAGGGCCGGGTTCTCGACGCCCTGGATGAACTGATCGAAAGCCTTAAATTCGAATCTGTACTTGACAAGATCGAAAGGGAGTAATAAAATTTATCTACTCATGTTTCCTCCTTATATGGGTACGGTAGGATAAACCCGCCGGGCGAGGCAATCAGTCCCGGCGGGTTTAGTTGTCATAGAACCGTTATGATATTCAGCAAATTCCAAACTACTACCAGCAGCATTAGTCCCGACGGTATCCAGACCAGCCAGCGCAGTCGCTTGGCATAGACATTCATCAGATGGACAACTGCCAATGTCAGGGCAATCTTCGCCAAGATCATGCCCCAGGTAAATCCCAGAGGATTGCACTCCCTTATCCCCAGCGATGCGCCAACCGAGGTGGTCAACAAGTCGGCAAGTTGGGTTAGGATAAGAAAGGAGGAGGCGTAGGTCATTTATCCTATAAATAATACTTGTATTCCTGTCCAAACAGCGATAGTTGCTGGTGTCCCAGAAGCCGTTATACCATGAACATAAAAGTAATTACCAGTATACAGATACCCAAACCACGCACCTTTTATAGAATTCCACGTACCAGAAGAACCTTGATGGTAAGTAACAGGTTCTTGTTGAGCATTATCAACATAAAAGGTACAGAATAATTCAGTACCCGCATTTATGCCAACTTGCCACCACACAGAATAAACCCCGTTTCTAGGAACATTAAATCTCCATATTGATGCTCCAGGCACAATACATCTTTCGTTGTCCAAAATGATATTGTCAAAATTAACTCGTATACCTGGGATTGTCGCTAGATTATGGGTAGTTGTTTGGGCTGCTCGTACAACACTTTTATTTATAGATGGTGTAAATCCCAAAAAACCATTATTCATTAAAAGTTTCCTCCTTCTGCCACATAATGCATAAGGTCTTGCACTCCAGCATATACAGATTGGACAACTAAAATGAGTTGCCCAGAAGCGATTGCAAGCCCATTTGCGAATTCGTACAAACTGCCCGCACCAATAACAGATGTTGATCTAGTTGCAGCAACAAGAGCAACTTCAACTAGCAATCTTGGGTTGATACCACCTGTATCAGTCAAGAAAAATCGAATGACATTTGCACTACTGGCTGCCGCTGAAGATTGGGCATTACAATACCTTATTCTGAAAACCAAACTTCCATTTGCTCCTGCTGTAAATAGAGTATCTGTTGCACCCGTTCCATCTGATTCCGTGTTAGCACTATCAACCTCCGCCATGCCAACATTCGGTGTAAGGGTAAATATAGGATTTGTATTTGCTGTCATATTATAAACCTTTCATCTGAATGCTTGTCTTAAGTAAATATTTAGTGCAGGAGCAGTACTTAATGCACCCCCATCTTTCAATAGTTTCCCTGTTGCTCCATCAAATACAGCAGCGTGACCATCCGTTGCACCCGCAGGCCCAAGCACATCGCCGCCGCCTGCTGGCGCTGTCCAAACCAAATCATCCCGCAGGAACTTGGCACCTGATGGTGCGCCCGTTCCGATGTCAGCGGCCACCAGCGCCCGAAAATCCGGTTCGTCTGCTGCGCCTGTAGTCGGGCCAGCCAAAATCTGATTGGCGGCTTTGGTATCAAACCCGATCTCCTGACCGGATAGACTCAGAAGTTTATCGGCGTCGGCGTCCAGGGTTACCGCTGCATGAGCAGCAGTTACAGCAAGGTTAATAGTAGTCCGATCTTGCCCTTTACTGTCTGTCGGCGTGACTGTGACGTTCGTCCCGGTAATGTTCAGCCTGCCCCTCTGGTTCTGCGCTACCCCTTCCGCGAGTATCTTGTGGCCGGGATTGGTCGCCCCCGGCTTCACTGCCAGGCGCAGGTCGACGATGTCCGACATGTAACCGCCTGCATCATCGATCACGGTCTGACCCTGATAAAGGCGGATCGCTGCCAGCGGCTCGATGTTCGTTGGCGGGATTGGGATGTCGGAATGATAGAGCGCCGAAACGCTGTCTTTCTCCGCAGATTTCAGGTAGTAGAGTTTCCCCTCATGCTCATCCCAGCCGATCAGCACCCAGCAGGCGTATCCCGCCGTGGTGGGCTGGTAGCTCAGCAGACTCAGCGAGTACGGCATCCCGCCCAGGCTCCACCCGTCATAGTCCAGGATCATCCCAGGCCAGAAATAGACCGAAATCCCCGTTCCCGCCCCGACCCGGAGGGGCATGATCTGGCGAATATCACTGTAAACCACATCGTCCCCGCCCTGAAGGTTGCCGTACTCGTGTCGCCAGTGGTGGCGGCTGACCCGCCCATAGTACCCCGAAAGGTCAACGCCTTCATGCTTCCGCGTATCGAGTACCTGGAACAGGTCGGGGTTTACGTCGTCGTAGCCGACCATGAGCATCTGGTTATCATACGCGTCCCCGATCCGGTCATTGTAGACGACCGTCTTGATCCCCTGGATGCGGACGTAAATATATTCGGGACGACCTGGCACCTGGACGGTCCCCGCCCCGTCCCCCGCCTCGGCGTAGCGCAGGCGATACTTCTTAGAATCGCGCCTGTCCAGAGCGCGGTTCAGCGCCCCTTTCAACTTCCTGCTCGTCCGGTGTCTCAGATGCGATCCTATCGGCATTATCTTACCTCAGCGGGTTTACGACCTCCCCGTCGGCATAGACTCCTGCCCATCCGCCGGTTTCGTCCTTCCAGGCAATCGTGTCGGTCGAGTACCATATCTTTGTGGTGTCGCAGTAGTAAAGGTGCTCTTCAGTAAGCTGCGTGCCGTGGATGAACTTCAGCGACCTTGCCCGGCTGATTCCGGCCACCCTGGTATAGACTGAGCTTCCCAGCACGGTCGTTGGGATGTAGACCAGATCATATGTTTCCAACGCGGTGCATTTAAATGCCATGATCGGGAGCACGGTCACGGGATCACTGGCAATCCGCCCGAACTGCCTACACTCGACCGCATCCTGTAAAAGTTGCGCCGCGGCGATCGCCGTCCGGAAACTGCGTTTCAAATACTGGTCGGTAGCCCAGAACGTGATATCCTGGTCGGTCGTGTCCTGTCCGACGTGGCACTCGATGTCCCAGGCTCCTACGGAAGTAATATAGTCCGTCCAGGTGATGCCGCCATCGTTCGATTGGATTATCTTCGTCTTCAACCCGATGTAGACCACGTTGGCGGTATGCTTCCCGCAGTCCAGGGCACTCGGGAAATCGGGGGACGGAATGTTATAGAAAACATAAGCATAAACATTCCATGTACAAGATTCTGTGGTTGGATAGCCATAACCTTGTCCGCCAAGATCGAATGTAAATTTTGTGCGACCAACCTCTTTTGGCATATCCGAATAATCGTTAACTACCTTATAGAAAGTTCCAAAATAATCTGTTAAAAACCCCCATGCAACTATCTTATTCCCTCCACTTAATAAATTATTAACTATTCCACAAGGTTGAATCGGATAGGGATACCCTGGAGGATTAACTCCACGTCCAGTTACAATATAATGGTCTGATGCTCCAATTGTTGCTGCGGCAACACCTAACCATCCACCAGAAGCAGGCCATGAGCCACCATGACTCGCTGTATAACTCCATGCAACTGCCCAAGGACTCTGAGCATTCCCAGCATCAGCAAGCCTTGGGATGTCTATCTCTGGGAGATGAGCAAGTGAAAAATCCAATACCTCGGTATGAGTGCCATACTTTTTGACAACCGTATAAGCCTTGAACGCATCCGTCACCGTCTCGACCGGGTATTCCGTCCATATCCCACCCATGTTGTCGGAGCGATAGAGAACAATATCCGCGTCGTCCGAATCGACCGCATTCACGTTGTATGCCAGTACGTACACCCGCCCGTTCGACGGCGCGCACTTCACACGCAGGACAGTCCGGCCCGCCGCATTTGCATCCAGAGACTTCACCCAGGTCGGGGTGGCGATATCCGCCGTCTTCCAGATCGCGTCCGCCGTGGCCACATAAACATAGTTGATATCCCTGGCCTCGTCGTACCAGGCGTCGGAGTCGATGATCGTCCCCGTGATCGTGCCGGTCTTGTCCGTCCAGGTCGGACTCGCTATATCGAAGTCGGGCGTCGTCCTAACCTCGGCCGGGACGCAGACGTAGGCGTCGGCATTGCTCGAAAGAGGTGGGCCGTCATGGGGCGGGGTAATACCATCGCCGTCCCCATCCGGTATAATAGGTGGCCCCCCGCCCCCTCCTGGAAATTTCCACTCTATCGCGGGCAACTTGAACGTCTCCTTCTCGGTCACGATCCGGGTAGTCAGGAGCCCCGAATCCGAATCGTATTCATGGCTCACCTGTCTGGGGATGAATCTGGCGTCAGTCCAGGCGATCCCCCGCTCGTTGTCCGCCGCCAGGAGCGTATTCTCGACATATTGCAGGGGCGCGATGTCAATGAACTTATTGTTCTGATTCAACTTCCAACCCACGGAAGGGTACTCATTGTTCATCCAGCCCGCCATGTAGCCTGCCATGAGCTCGCAGTTCGCCAACCCGCCGGTAATGACGTTGGATATCCGCTCGATCTTCCCATACCTGGCAATGGCCGTACCGGGGGAGCGCGCCCCGTAAGCCGTCAGCACTCCGTCCTTGTATTCCTGCGCCGACAGCTCAACGGCGCACTTCTCATAGACCGTCCAGCGCTCGATCTCGACGTCTTCCTGCCAGTCTCCCTTTTCCAAGTCGATGACTGTTGGCAAGAGGGGGGCAACCCGGTCACCTACAAACTGTAGTTGAGCATCCAACTGATTAAACATCCGCCCGTACCGATCGCAGCATGTGGAGTACAGGATCATGCCAGTCGTGTCGCAGAACTGATCCCACAGCGTAGTGACCGAAGTGGGAGCTTTTGGGATCTGGAAACTGCACTTACTGGGATAGATGTCCATGCACCGGCTCGCAGTCGAGCGCCACCGGGCGAGGTCAAAGATGATCTTGTCGACTGTCATGTCGGCAAACTTCATCCAGGGCGAAAGTTTCGCCGCCCCGTCCGTGGCGAACTGGCTGTCAACCTGCCCGGCGGCGACGTTCGTGATCTGGTCGAGCCACCACTGCGGCCCGTTGATCTCAAAACTGACCTCGCCCTGGTCGGGATCGACTGCTATGGATTCCCCGTCGATCCTGCCGACCATCAGGATGTTCTCCCGATCCTCGACCGGCCCCAGGCTACCCTCAACGCCCTCGTACCAGTCTCTGGAGAAGATAATGCAACGCGCCCGGTCCCTGACCGTCGTCCTCGCCGCCTCGCCCTTCAGAATCACCTTGGCGAACCAACTGCCGTCGTCATAGTCGCCTGTGCAGTCGTCCATTTCGAACTGGACAACCGGAAGGTGGTTGGCGTCATAGACGAATACGTAGCGGTAGGCCGTGAAGGTCACGCCGTTCGACATGATGGCGCACGAGACCCGGTAAGTCCCGGCGCTGGTGAACGTGATCGTGGGCGCGGGAATCGTGTCATCGTCAAAGGAAGCCCCAACGCATGTCCAATCCGTAGAGGCGATGGCCTCCCCATCCGCCGCCCATGAATCGCTGGCGTCGAACTTCACGTGCCCCGTCCCACCCTGCAACCAAACCACCGCGTCCGGCCCCAGGATCGGCACCGGGCCCGTCACGGAATGCTCGTCAACATAATCAACGTTGTAATCGGCGAACTCCTCCGCGGCCGTCGCGCGGGGCAGGCGCGCCCACAGGTCGAAATCATCCACGACCGTCAGGTACTGGTCGTTGGCGAACTCAACATTGGAAGTCTCGGAAATATAAAGCTTCGTCGCAGTAGCCGCCATGTCATGATCGCTGCCCAGATCGCCGCGCATCCTGACCACGCCGATGTCATATCCCCTTGGCGCGGAGCCGATCCAGAGAGTCTGGTCGGGAAGGACGTCCCCGTAATCCCCCACGTCCGTGTCCCCGCCGTGCCGGTTCCAGGTAAGTTCGGCAACCGAATCGTAGGTATCGAAACCTGCCGGCTGGTTGATCCGCGCCGTAAACACAATGGCCGGGTCGTGGATCGCCATGTAAAGCTTCGAGTGGAACCCAGGGTAGCGGAGCTTCGGGAGTTCCGTCACCGGATCAATCGCCCTTGCCATTAGGTCGCCGCCTCCTGCAGGTCCCGAAACTCGATCACGAAGTCCTCATAGGTATCGCCCTCGTAGGCCGGCTCGGTCTGCGGCCAGACCATGATCGCGGAATATACCCCGAATCCGCCCGTGGTTTTCACGGTCTTGACGTAAACCGTCCGGGAGGCGTAGGGTTCAGGGCAGTAGACCCGCAGCGCCCTAACCTCGTCTATGGTGATGTAAGCCCAGCGCCACTCCGCACGCAGCCAGCCCGCGCCCAGCACCGTCCCGTCGCCGCAGTCCAGGTATTGGCTGTACTGCACCGGGACGGGGTCGGGGTCGACCACGATCAGGGTGGAAAGGGCAATCATGTTGCCGACGGTCGTGCCAATCCGGTAATCGTTAGCCACCCAGAGCCTCCATGATCGACGCCTCGGTAACCTTTTTGGTCATCCTGCCCAGGCGCTTCATCTCGCCCGCGCTGAACGCCCCGTGGTACTCCACCCTCCCCACGTTCATGCCATACGAGCGCGCCCCCGCGCCCGCACCTGCAAAGGCAAACTGCGGACTAAAACCCTTCATCCCCTGCTGAAAGCCGAGCATCACGCCCTGCGCCATCGGGATCCCGACCTCGCGCGCCAGTAACTTTGAAGGCGATGATGCTTCCAATATCAGATTGAATTTGGCGAGCAATTCGTCAATTAGTTTCTGGATGTTGGCGATCAGAGCGTCCCATCCGGACAGTATCCCTTCCCAAATGCCGTTGACAAGATTCTTTCCTGCCTGAATCGCCATGTCCCAAATTCCCTTTACCCAATTCTTAAGCGCTTCCCATATGTTGCTCACCCAATCCCTGATAACCTTCCACGCGTTACCAAAGCCGGTTTGTATATTCTTGGCGAAGGTCATCATAGCTTGCCCAAGTTTCACTACTAGCCAATCCCAAATGATTTTCAGGTTGGCGACTATGCCCACTATCGCATTCCAAATTCCCGGCCCAAGCAGGACGAACGCTGCGACAAGTCCGGCGATTGCAGCAATCAATAGCCAAACAGGAGCTGTTATTGCTGCCAAAGCCCCACCAACCGCGGTCAACGCGCCCATAAGCGCACCGCTGATTGTTGAAGCAATCCCGGCAAGAGCCGTCCCGACTCCGGCGAACATACCGCCAGCGCCAAATAAGCCAACTAAAGTTATGATTATGGGCGTTAACGCGCCAAGTATTATAATCAGACCCCCAATGACTGTGACGAACATCTTCACACCCTCCGGGCTTTTGTCGAACGCCTCAAGTAAACTCTCGATGATCGGAATGACATCATCGGCAATGAAATTGACGATCTTGATCAGGGACGGGCCGATGGCGTCCATCAGCCGGATTTTCATTCCCATCCAGGCGTCGTTCATTTTATCTACCGACAGGCGCAACGCTTCCTGTTTCGCAATCATCTCGTCAGTCAGAATAAGGTTGTCTTCGACTGCCGCGCCCATTTCGCGGATCTTCGCCCCGCCCTGTTCCATCATCTTGCCCATCGCCATACCGCCACGCCCGAAATTATCAACTAGGAAATTCGTGCGCGCTACGCCGGGTTGGAGAGCCAAATAAGCATCTGACAATCTGGCAATCTGGTCGATTGAAATATCCGTCACACCTCCGGCTTCGGCTTGCTTGGTCGAGTAGATGCGCAAGGCGCTGGACAATTCCCCGACTCCGATGCGCATGTCATCGGCAACCTGGATCATCCGCGAGCTTTCCTCGACCCCGATCCCGGTCTGGCGCGCCATGTCCTCGACCTGTATCGCATACTCCTGGCCTGCCGCAATGAGGTCTTTCCCAAACTGCTTCAGGGCCTGGCTCATCTGCTGCAAACCCTGCGCAACGACCATGCCAAACGCCGTAGACATTCCCTCGGCGACTTTGTTGGTCGTATCCCCCATCTGGTTTATCTCGCCACTCACCTGCTTGATAACCGCCGAGGCATTGTCCTGTCCGGTTATAACCGCCTTAAGCGTGAAATCAGCCATAGTTTTCCTTGTCCATCGACCAGGTTATCAGTTCCATTTCGCCCTTGCCCAACTTTCCTCCCCCCCGCTTCGACGCCCATGCCTGGCGCGCGGATTGCGCCCGCTCCCAGGCAAGCCAGCGCATGAACCATACAGTATGCACTTTCATCACGTCCTCGGGGTGGCAACCGAATTTCTCAGCATAGGCGACTATTATTACCCAGACTGGAGGCGATTCCTTCGCGGATCCGGGCTCGAAACGCGCCCAATTCTTCAGTTGGACGACTTCGCTAAAGGGACGGCGGCAACCTGCAAGGCCTCCGCGATGATTGGAGCGATCTGCTTTAATTCCTTAAACTTGATGTGGTCAACCTCCGCCCGCGTCCAATTACTGTACTTGATTAGGAACAGACGCATGGCATTGACCCATGCCATCGGGTTTTCCTTTGCCTGCTCAATGTCAAACATCGGCAGGTCACCCAACTCCATATCGTCTAACGCGACCTTGATTTCCAGTTTCGTCTCGGGAATCGCCATCAGCCCTCCTTGCGCCACCGTTACGTGGCGTTCGTGACCCAGTTGAACGTACCATCCAGGGCCAGGGTGAGGTCGGCCTGCGCCGGCTTGCCTTCGCCAGCCGCCCCGCCAAACGAGGCGTCCTGGAGGACGAACTCGCCATAGAACTTGTCCGACCCGACGTTCTTGTCGGGTGCAAACAATTCAAAAGTGCGCGGGTGGCTGTCCTGATCAAACCACCAGTGTTTCATCAGGTCAAAGGCTTCCAACTGCGCCTCTGAGCAGATGATGACCAGGGAAATGATGGCGTCCTTGCCGCAGAACTTCCGCCGCGGCCACTGGTTCTGGAACGTGTGCAGAATGCCTACGTTCCCGCTCAGTTTCACCTGGACACTGTTCGACGATCCCGAGATGTCTCTTAGCACCCCGGTGTCATCGTCCAGCCAAAGTGATACGTCGCAATAGTTGTAATCCGTTGTCGTTTGTGGCATTTCTACCTCCGGTAGAACCTAGCATTTTTCTCATCCGCCCGCCCGCGCGGGCGCTTCGAGTTTCTTCCGCGCTTCGGCAATCCACGACTGGATGATGACCTTGCTGGTCTTCATTTCTTTCGCCAGTTTTTCAATGTCCCCGCATTCCAGCAGTTGTTCGATTGTGGATATCCCCGAAGCCTCCAACTTCTTTGCTCTGGTTTTCCAGTTTGGCAGAACCGAGAGCGGCGGACTTGCCACCGGAGCGATCTTGCCTTTCCTCAGAAGCGCGTCGAGCGCCTCTATCGCAAACTCGGAAGGGTCGATAAGCGACCCCGCCGGAATTACCCGTTCCTTCTTCCCCAAATTAGTCAGCGCCCGATAAAGCATCAAAATACCCGCACCGTGAACACGAACCTGGCTCCCACGTACTTCGCCTCGGGTTCGCCATACGTGAATATGACCCGTGACCAGCGCCACGAGAACGCCTTGATTCCGTCCAGCCCAAAATATGGTTTAGTGTCCTGCTGTTCGATAACATTCTGGATCGCGTCGATCAGCGGGAACAGGGCGGCCATGTCCTCGCCGATATGCGCCCGCATCTTGGCGTATAGATCGGCATGGATCGTGATTAATGTCTGCCTGACCACGGCTCGGAATGAAGACCGGTCGGCGTTCCCGCTGTCGTCCTGTCCGCCGTCTTCCGGATATACCTGCAGGAGTGGCCAGTCATGCATACCCTCGGTTAGTTTGTCCGGGGCTTGGGTGAAAGTCAGCCCCGTCGCTGCGGCAAGAGTTGTCTGGATGGCGTTGCAGATTTCTAAATATGTAATTGCCATCAGGACTTGAATACCTCCCCCCAAGCACGCTCGAACCTGGCCTTGATATAATCCACCGACTTCTCCCAGGCCCTTGTGAGGAATTTCTTACCAATCGTCCCCCGCCGATGGATCGCCATTTTCACTACGTAAGGGTTTACTCCATGCCGGTCAGCCCAAACCTGGAGATTCTTGACCGATGTCCAGTGAGGACGGGTTGTCCATTCAACATAGGGTGCATATTCGACGTTCGACCCCACCACGCCCTGTACCGTACTGCCCATCATACTCACTTCCGGGGTAATCGAAGCCCGAAGCCTGCCCGTGTCCACCCCTCCGACTTCCAGACTCTGGTATCCGACCAGGTTCAGCTTCGCCTCACGCTCCAGTTTCAAAGTGCTGTCGCGCATGGCGTTCAGCACCGGCGCACCGTGGAGGCCCGCGATCATCCTTTCCGCGTTCCTCTGCGCCTCGATCAGTCCCTGGACTTCGATGTCGATTTTTATGCCCATGTCATCATCATAGCACAAAAGACGACTTGGGTCAATTATCCCACCGTGGGTCGAATAAACCTGCCCGATTCCAACATCCAGCGGATATCGGCATTTTCCCTGCGATAGATAAGCGTCGCCAGCTCGGGCGACGCCAGCGTATCTGCCCATGCACTCTGCCCCTGCTTCATCCAGCGGGACGACAGGGCAATAGCAGTCTCCTTGATCACCGGCGGCACGGTCAGAGCATAGCCCCACCGGGAGGTCGCCCTCACGGTAGGCACGGCATGTGAATAACCCTCCCCGCTAGGCCTGAAACCGCGCAGTCCGGTATAGACGCTCGAGGTAAAGACGGAATAATCCCCGTTCGGGTCGCACATGATTCCGGTATAGGGAAGGCGGTTGAAGTCGGGGTTTTCCACATCCCCGCTGAATGGGATCCAGTCCGTCCCCGCCCAGGCAACATAAGTCGTATCCGACGGGCTGTCCTTCACCTCAACCAGGGAAATCGCGGCGCATTCGTCGATCCTCTGCCAGGCTTTCCCGCTTCCAGAAAATATCCTGGCAACCCCGACAGCGGGCGCAAGGAATCCATCCGGGCGGTTACAGAAGTTGTCGATCCCCTGGCTCACCGCCTCGATTAAAACCGTCAGGGCAGCGTCGGATCCCGAACCCGTTACCCCAGTCTTGTCGATCTGTGTCCTAAGTTCAATAGGACTGCAATATTGCGTCATGATTTACTCCTTCCTCCAAGTCGAACATGTTGGTATCCCGTTGGCTTTCTGGAACTCATCCACTGCCAGCCTGCAACCCGGCCATGCATCGTAGTCGTCCACGATTACTATGCCGCCTGGGACGACCAGCGGGTAAAGCCATTTCAGGGTGTCCATTGTCGGCCGGTACCAATCAACGTCAACATGCAAAACGGCGATGTATTTGATGTTCGGGATGCAGGTCGGAAGCGTCTCGGAGATCCAACCCGGGATAATATGAATATTTTTTCCCGGAACCTGGGCCAGGTTTAATACTTCCTTGACCATCTTGAAGCTTCCCTTACACCAACCGTCAGGCGCGACATGCCTGGAAACCCACTGCGACATTGCCCGACCTCCATCCTCGGCAGTCGGTTCAGGCAACCCCTCGAAACTGTCGAACATCCACAGGTGGCGCTTCTTCCCGGCCGCGTGCCAGAGGACGGCCGCGCTTCCCCCGTTCGCCACGCCGCACTCCACCACCGCGCCGGGGATCGTTTGCATTCCACGACAATTCTCAAACAGACTTTCCAGCCCCAGCCGCGAAATCCCGGAATACTTTCTGCAAATCCCGATTACCTGGTCTCTGGTAAGCACAGTTTCTCTCCTGCCTTCTTCCGCCAGCCGATCATCCCGATCAGTTCGTCGTCCACCACCAATATATCGGGTTCGCGCGCCGATTTCAAGACTTCCATCACCCGGTAGACCGGCGGGCAGGCACGGGCGGCCTCGCTGGGCGAGTAGTCGTGGAAAAGCATAACCCCGCCCGGCTCCAGTCTATCCCACCAGGGCAAATCCCTTGCCACTTGCTTGTGATCGCCGTCAACGAAGATGAAGCAGAACGGCGGGCCGGCATACACTTCCAGATAATCCCATGATGAGGCGCATTTTACCTCAATGTTCGGATAGGTTTTCAGGTTTTCGACCGCCTTGTCGTACTCCCAGGCGGTCGAGTTGAGGGTCAGGATATGCGCCTGCGGAGCGGCCTCGGCCATCACCGCCGCCGTGTAGCCGTAGTACGTCCCGATCTCCAGGATGTTTGACCCGGGAAAGTCGTAGCCCCGGATCAGGAGGTATAGCACCGTCGCCTGGTACTCGAACACGCTCCCCTTCCATCTCAGCGGATGCAATTTTTGCAGGATGCCATTGACGTCCGGGTAATGCGCCTCTACCCACACCAGGATTTCAGCTTTGGGAACGCCGGTTATAGCGATCCGGTTTGCCATCACTTCTATAGCCATAATCTCATCATGTCTTTCCACTTCACATTGATTTCATACGATCTATAGTAGGAATCCCGCCATCTGTTGGACGTCTTGCGCCACTCGCCAATTATCACTTTGCAGGATTTTAGGGTAATTAGTGCGGCGAATATGAAGCCCAACAGAAATGCGCACAGGGCGATCAGGACAATATATTCTATCCCCATAGCACGCCCGCCCTTCTCATCTCCTTGATCATCTTTCCTGGCACCCGCTTGGGATCGAGTTGCCCCGGATTTCGTCCCTCCCCGCCCACGGCGTTCACGTACTGGATGACCGGCGTCTCCGTCCCCAGGATCAGTCCGGTAAACTTCCCCGCCTGGCGGTCGGCGATAACCCTGGCACTGCCATGCTTCTCGAACTCCCAGGCGCTTTCGCTTTCGTTCAGGTAAGTCAGCATGAAGTCCCGCCTCCAGATTGCCGCCTGGATCGAGGTCTGGTAAAGCGAATCGGGATCGGCAATGATAAAATTATCTTTATCGTCAGGCAATTTATTGACGATCAACTCCATGTGCGGACGTTTCGCCACATCGCCTGACAGGTCGATCTTCACAATTCGGGGATCTTCTAGCATCAATTCCCATGCCAACTCGAACCTCGCCAAGTCAACCCTGGCGGTCAGGAGATAATCGTCGAGCATAAAGACGAACTGTTCCGGCGCATAAATGTCAACCCAGGCCCTGATCCCGCCCGACCAGGAATAATCCGCCTGGTAGCCGATGGAATTATTCGAAAAGTTTCCAGGGAGTCCCGGCGGCCTTACATCGTACCGCAAGACCTTTACCGGCACCTTATCGCCCCAGTTTTTATTAAAGAAATACGAAAATGCAGGCAACACTTTCACATAAAGGTTGGAAGTAGCTACGATGATAAGTTCCGCTTCCTTTTGCCCCAGGACGGCCGCCTTTGCCTCTGGCGGGACAGCCATGATCACGTCCTCCATCTGGGTGATATAGTAATCTGGGAAACCCTCGCGGATCTTGGCAAATACTTGTTCAGCGGTAGGCCACTGTTTCTTATCGCTCCCCTGATTCAATTGACCCATAAACAGGTGGTAATCATCAATCATAATATAGTGCCGGATTCCACATCTATTAACCGCCTCGAGTTCGTCCATGATCGGGCATTCGCCAGAGGTTCCGCCGCTCTTAACCGAATCGCCCAGGTAGTGAGCATCCAGCCAGAGAAGGGCTGGCTTGTCCAACATTTTCAAAATTTCAGGCAACTGTTTCCGGGAATCGCCAAAGATGAAGTTGATGTTCGGTTTGTCCTGGTGGATTGCCGAAGTGCGGTCGTAATATTCCTTCCATCCCTCGATCGTATAAACTTTTTTGAAGTTGGCATTCGCCCAGACTGAGCTCCAACCCTTGTATGTCCCCGTTTCAACGAACGTGTCTAACTTTGCAAAGTCTCGCAAGGTAATTGCTAATTTCGGCGGTATCCATCTATAAATATTTCCCATTTTCAGACTCCATTCTGGCAAGGCCATTACCATATTCCATCCATGCCGTCTGACCACATTATACCCAAAATAATCGTTTTGCAAAGTTTCTGCATCGCGGGCGCCTTGCCAAATAATTATAGTATCTTTAGCATACCCGTAGTATTCATACATTTCATCGAGGAATTTCTTATCAAGCTCGGCATGATGTTCTCCTGGCTTCCATCCTCCCCACATCGCCTGGAGCAGGAAGCCATCATGCAGGCTCCGCTCCTTCGCAAACGGGACGATCCAACCCGAACCCCTGACCGCGTTGTTTGCCCGCTTATGCTCGCAGGCGGCCCCGGAGCAGGGCAACGGCTCGATCCGCAGCCCCATTTCCTGGACTGCCAGGCACAGGGCGCTGTCACCGTGGTAGTGGTACATGCAAGCCGGAAACCAACCTGCCTTGTCTCCAGTATCTTTTCGCAGTACTCCGAACGAAGCCATCGGGTATCGGTCCTCGTGATTGGGCGAAGTCTCGGGCATCCTGACCACAGCCCCGCTCGGGTTGCGATAGGGAAGCGATATGATCCCTATGTCAGGGTTTGTCCTTAGCAAAATGACCGCCTCTTCCAGAATATCCCGTTTCAATTCCAGATCATCGTTGATGTAGGCGACAAACTCGCCCAGGGCGGCGTGGAAGGCGTCGTTATAAGCAGCGACTGGACCTCGCAGTTCGCCATGCCGGATCGTCTTTATGTCGGATTGAAGCGCCAGCCATTTCAAAGTCCCGTCCGTCGATCCGCCGTCCGTGATGACGATCTCGTAGGAAAGTTTCCCGACCGCCTTGCGGATGCTACCGACGCAGTCCATGAGCATCTGCAATCTATTAAACGTTCCCAAAACTATACTTAAATCAGGCATAGGTATTGCCACCAAATTTAAAAACGCTCTGTCAGGACTGTCATAAAGCGCGCCATCCATTTATGTATTCTGTTCAGGAAAAACTTCATATAGAATAAGTATCACGCCACCACTGGACAACTTGCGGTATTCCTTCATTTAGTCGAATGAATTTGTGGATCCCAAATTCTGCCATATATCGGGAATTACTTAAGGTTAGATTTTCCGGTGTCCCTGCAACGCCCTTATTCTCCTCTGGTATTATCACATCCACGCCAGCAGCTTTACCGATTTCTTCCGCAACACCCCGGATAGTCGTTACTTCATCACTGGTGACATTGTAGACTTCTTGCCTGCCATAAAGCATGATTTTCAACAATAAAGTAATTCCATCCTGCATGGCGGTAAATGATCGTATCACGTTCCCGGCGTCCATTAGGCGGATAACCCCGTCCCTGACAGCCCGCTCGATGAACGATGCCCAGGAACGCCGGTCGCCAGGGCGCACTCCAGCCCCATAGATGATCCCCGGCCTGACCGCGACGGTCGAAATCCCTCGTTGGCGGTAAAGGTAGGTGATTGCCTCCCCAAACATCTTGCCCTGGATGTAACAGGCGCGCGGATGGTAAGGCGTGATCTGCCCGATGCTCTCCTCGGTCAACGGAAGCTCGTCTTTGCAGCCGCAATAGACCTCCGAGGATGAAATATACATAAACCTTCCCCCAGGATTGACCCGTTCCAAAAGAGCCATGACCCCGTAAGCCGATGACCGCAATGCCATCAGTGGCTCGGCCATAAAGCGCATCGGCTGGGCGTAACTCGCCGCGCTGATCACGAAATCGGCGTAGGGAAGGCGGGCGCAATCCCCAGGATTAGCAAGATCGGCGTAAACCAAATCTCCCCTTTCTAGGTAGGTTTCCGGCGCCCGGGTATGTACCACTGCCGTCACCTTTTCAATGATACCAAATTTCATCGCTTGCTCCAATGCCCTTAGGAGGTTAGAACCCAAAAGACCACTCGCTCCCGTCAGCATCACCGACCGGCCTCGCAGTGGCTCGAAATTGACGACCTCGAAAGTATCCATTATGCTATTCATTTCGCAAACTCCTCACATCTTTCCCGGATCGCCTGGGCGCTTATCCCGGCCTCCGTTTCAAGTTTCTCTAGACTCCCGCTCTCATGCAAAATTTTCCGACTTACTCCAATCGAGACTAGGCGCGTCCCTTCTGGCAGGAATCGCAATACTTCCTCGGTCAGGACTGGGTAATACGGCTCGATCAGTACCGCTGTTTTCGTCCTTATTCTTGCCAGACGCAACCCATCGAACGGGACAACTGTATCGTAGTGGATGAAATCTAATGGCCAACCCGCGAAAGCCTGCTGCGCCGCTAGGACGATCGGCCCGACCGTGATCACCGTGAACCAGGGCTCCTTGTCCGCATGGATCTCGTCGAACCAGACATGCCAATTACCGGATGAGAGGCGGATGTAATGGCTATTACCATCTGGCTCGTTTACCGCGCCCGCCAGGATATGGTGCAGGCGGTACTTGTCCGCGGGCAAATGGATCCGCATTCCTGGCACCTGGTACATCAGGGCTACATCCGCCGGGCAGTGGTGGGTAACGCCTTCGGCGTGATAGTCGAACGATGCCCCGACGCTGACCAGGATCGCCTTCAGCCCATTATGCCCCAGGTCGAGTTTTATCTGCTCGTATGCCCGCTCGACCAGGAACGGTGCGATGGAATGGACGATCGGGACCATGCCCGCCTTCGCCAGGCCCGCCGCCATCCCGACCATCGCCTGCTCTGATATCCCGCAGTTGAGTACATGCCCCGGGTATTTCTCAGCGGCATGCCTGAATTGCCAGACGCCGATGTCACCGAGCAAGACCATAATCCGGTCGTCCTTTGTCATCAGTTCGGCAACCGTGGAAACAAACTGGTTTCTCATCTCAGTTCCTGCATGATCTCCTGGTATTCCTGATCATTCGGCTGGCGGTGGTGCCACGCGCCAGGGTCTTTCTCCATCCGTTTCACACCTTTGCCCTTCACGGTATCCATGACCACGATCAGTGGCAGGTCATAAAGCCCGATATTCTGCGTTAGTAAACCCTGCTTCCAGCCTAAGATTTCGAACTGCGAACCATAAAATCCCTGGTGGGTAAGGTTGTTATCAACAACTGCCACTACCGGCAATTCAAGCCTCGCGGCAAGCCTTGCTGCCTCCCAGACGCTTCCCTCCTGGCACTCCCCGTCGCCCATCAGGACGTAAACGATCCCCGGCTCCTTTTTCAATCTCATCCCAAGGGCGAGACCGGCGGCGAACGCCAATCCATGCCCCAGCGATCCGCTTGAAAACTCGACGCCTTCGCAAAGAAGTCGGTCTGGGTGACCAGGCAGCCCGCCCTCCCCGAATCTATCCAGCGTCCCCTTTGATAAGATGCCCTGCTTTTCCAGAACCGCGTAAAGCGCAAGCGCGGCGTGACCCTTGCTCAGAATGAACCGGTCTTCTGGTTTCTTATGGGCATAAACCCATTGGATGATGTCCACGCATGATAGCGAGCTGGCAATGTGACCCGCCTGTACCTTGTAAGCCACTTCGACGATCCTTCTCCGCAGATCAAGGTTTTCGGTCAAAACCCAAACTCCTCTCGGATAATCCCTCTCAGCTGCGCCGCCCGGATCTCCCAGGTGTGGTTTTCCATGACCAGTTTATGCCCGGCATCGGCGTACCTCTCCCAACCATCGCCCCCTAGAAGTCCCCGCAGGATGTCAGGCAGTTCCGCCTTATCCCTGTATTCGACATAATGTGCGCCCAACACCAGACCGTCGCCTGGCACTTTCGGGATAGGCGCGGTCACGATGCAGCATCGGCAGGCCATCGCGTCGAATATCCGATGTGGACGGTTGATCGGCGTCCGCGGCCAGTTAACCACGACCTTGCTCAACCCCATGTCAATGGCATAAAGGTCAAGCCCAGTTGTCCCGCTCACGTACGACCAGCCGCTGTTGGCGCAGAGTCCACTTAGATAACCACGCAGGGCGTCCCTTTCAAGGCCCCCGGCATAACCCTTGTGCGCCCCGCTACTGCACCGAAAATTGACATCGATGGATTTCCCGCTAGGGACAAATATATGGTCGTTCACGCAATAGTTCCATTGCCTAACCTTCCTGCATCCGGGAAAACGGGTCTCGCTGTCATGGTCAAGCAGAACCAGGTCAGCCCGCCGCGCCTTGTCAATCCTGGTCCTGTAGTGCAGTTCGTCCAAGGTGGAGTCAATGCTCATAAAGATCGACGGAAGCCCCCGACTGTCAGGGAACGGCGCGCCGTCCTCCACAAACATTAGGTCATACTTGGTCGCCTGGAAATTGACCCCCGGCGTCAGGCAATCCCACGAAAATTCAGGGACTTGATAAGACCAATAACCCATATTTCGCTTGTCCCGCTCCAAGGTGGCAGGCGTCCCCTTTACCAGCAAAGCAACTTGTAAAGGTGTCATAATCTCATCCTGATCAATTCCAAGTCCAACCATCCACGCGCGCATAAGTAAAAATCTTATGGATGCAGCCGGTAACCCGGCTGATGCAGGATTTATACATTTCTGATACCTGCTTCCTGGTTCACAGTGAGCACTAATCTACTCAACTCCCCAGGCAATCCCCGCTTGTTTAGCGGTTTAATATATTGCGCCAAGTTTCTAGCGGCATTCAGGTCTCGATTAATTATCAACCCACATTTATCGCATTTATATGTGCGTTCATCTAACCCCAATTCATCTTTCTTGTTCCCACACTTCGGGCAAGTCCATCCAGAGCAATTGGTAATAATTTCTGGCTTTGCCGGTGGTGTCCTTTCAGGCCTATTCATCTGTGTTTCTCCGCAAACTTCTTTACCGCCTGCCACGCCTCAGGACTGTCGCTCCGGGGATGCACCACGCCCTCCCAGCGCCTCGCCGTAGTCGGGTAGTGTAGCAGCCACGCGGCGCGATCTGCGGAATCATACCTCGTCACCGTATTCCACTCGTTTCCCAGGACGTACAGTTTAAGCGGGCAGGCCCACATCGCCCGGATAAGGGCAGACTGGTCGCGCTTCCCGTACCGATTCCACTCCACCACCCAGGTGTCAAAAAACATCTTCGTCCGCTCGTTTCTCTGGAAACTCAACACTCCACCGTTCCATTGGATGATGTTGTCAGTCCCCGTGATCCGGAAAGTCTCGTCACAGTCGCCCTGGTTATCAGGCCTACGCATGTTCGTGGCGACGTGGAAGCGGGTCGGGTTCTTGCAGATCGCCATGTCCCAACCGTCCTCGACCACCTGCCAAAGAAGCTCATTACGGGCGATTATCTCCGTATCGGCGTCTAGATAGACGACATGGCTCCAGGACGCCGGAGTAAGATCGAACATCATCACCTTCGCCAGCCTGGCCCCGATGTCCACGTCCGGGCGCTGAATGAAATAATCCTCAATCCCGAGCGGACTGTCACTGGCAAGAGCCACCGGGATCTCAGGGAAGTAGCGCTTAAAACTGTCAATTGCGGCTATAGCGCAGTCCCGCGCCTGCTTCCCGAACGCCACGTAGAATACGCCCCTCTTGTTTTCCTTCGGGAAAGTCGTAGGCTTCCTAGACTTCTTTTCAACTGAAGCCATCGTGGGGGTTCTAGTTTCCTCGACCAGATGCACCGCCTTCCAGTGGGAGTTGACCGCCTGCTGGTGGTCCTTCGCCCAGTTCTCCGGCGTGTATTCCCGCACCGCATTCCGCAATGCCTGCCGGTCAACCATGTTTATCTCCTCCAGCGCCTGCCCGATGGCAGTCCGCAGGCCCGGTATGCTCCCCCTCTCATACTTGTAAATTCCTTTAATCTCTGGCAACTCATCCATGATCCCCAAGTCTTTAGGTATCACGACAGGGATGCCGCAGGCAAGCGCTTCAAGCGGAGGCATTGGCACGCCCTCCATCAGCGACGAACAGACGAACAGGTCGAGCGAGTTGTACCAGGCGGGAAGCTCGGAGATTCTGTGTTCCCGAGTCTCAAATGGCCATCCCCCGCCCGTCCCGATCCATTTTGCCTTGAAAAACCCCGTGACGGAAGCCAGCACCTGCTCCCCTTTGCGCCTCGACCGCGGATCGACGAACCCGCTCACCCCGACCACCGGAGTATCAGACTTTGTCCGTTCCATGATCTTGAATATGGGATCGACCGGCGGCCTGACTTTTGCCCTAGGCGACCCCAGGATGGCCAAGTACTTGTCGGACGAGCACAGGCGCAATCCCACGTCCCTGTCGGCGATCTTCCAGAACATCTCCTTGAACGGCGTCCCGACTTCGTAATGGGTGAAGTAGGCCATCGTCTTTGTCTTGTCCCGCCAGTCGGCGAACTTCTCCGAATATTCGATATAACAAAAGTAGTAGTTTATATGGGCGTTAGGCGACGGCCTGTCCCCCGCCGTGCAGCCGAAGTAGTCAGCCAAGAACCGGGCCTTGCGGGGGAGGATCTTCTCGGTGTCGAAATCGCGGCAGACGATGTGGACTGTTTTCATCTCAAAAAGCCAAACTTGTGCTGTACGATTATACCATTGTTCCATGCCTTGCCAAGACACCAAATCTTAAGCGGGCATCGCGCCAGCGCCCGCGCGAATGCCCCTTGGTCTTGCCCCTGCCAGCGCTCCCATTCTTCGCGCCAGAAATTCCAAAGCCTCTCGACCCGGTTGTTCTTCTGGAAGAACATGACCCCGCATTGCCACTGCAGCCCCGCCCAGGCAATCCGCGTCTCCAACTTCTCATCGCCAGACAAATGCCAGTAAGAATCATCACCCTGGTGGTCACTGAATGCCATCGCTATGTCCCACCCGCCGTCAAGGATTTTGAATCCGGCGGAAATGTCTCCCAGAACACGGGTGTCCGCGTCCAGGTAAAGGGTCTGGTCAAACGGCGTCAGCCAATACAGTTTGGTTTTCAATGCCCTCGATCCCCAAACGAAATCCGTTTTACCAAGCGGAGGATAGCCCGATAATTTGATTGAAGGATCAGTCAATATTTTTACCGGCAAATCCAATCCTTTGGCGCTCAGCCTTTGCTCTGCCTGCGCCTTTTCCCCCAGAGCAATATAAACCACGCCCCGACTACATGACATTCTGGCCAGTCCAGGTGATCGGCAACGCCAGGATAAGCGGCTTGACCTGGTAAAGCGCCCGCAGGAAGGCCAGGCATTGGTTCCCCTCCTCTTTCCGCCAGATGTCGATCAGCGCCCGCGTGTTCTCGCAGTCCCTGGCAAAGATCATCCGTATGTCGTAGACCGGGACGCGCAGATCATGGATCACCGCCTTCGTCTTCTCCCTGTCCGCCTCGCTCCCGATGTGAAGGGCGAGTGTCTCGTAGCTCAACAACGGCACGGCAATCTCCCATGTCCCGAGCAGGGCAAGACCGGTCATACAGAACCGTTTGGAGAACCCTAGTTCCCCTGACCACCAGATGTTGTATTTCGTTTTCATCACCAGAGGGCTGTTAATGACCGGCATCTGAACCCCCATCACGTTCTGGATCGCCAGCGGAGAATCGGCGAAGATTGTCGTATCCGCGAACGACAGGGCGTTCATCACCGTCTCGTCCGGGAACATCGCCTTCCCCTCGCGCACCAGCATCATCGCGTACTGCTTGCCAACGTCGACCCAATCCCCCGCGTTATAGTTCTTGCGCTCCCCGCGCGTGTCGATTACGACAGGCAAGAGAATCTGAATCCACATCCTTCATCCTCCTTTTGCCCGGCAGAGGGAAAGGAGGTTAACCTCCGCCGGGCATCTCTAAGAGGCGCGGAACGCGCACCTCGTCCCGCTGTGATTAGTCGGTTATGGTGTCCACCAACGTAGTAGGCACTGGGGCGAACCGAGGCTCGAGGCCAAAGATTGCCGCGCAGAAGATGCAGGACGCCTGTCCAGCGGGCGTCATCTCCAGGTTCAGGCAGTCGAACCCACCCGCCACGTCGAACTCGGACGACTTGATCTCGATGATGGAAAGAGTGTTGTTGTCCGTGGTGGCGGTCAGGGTGATGTCCTTGCCGTAAGCGTCAAATACCTTGCCGTCAGTTCCGGCGGTCGTGGTCGCCTGCTCCACATCCACATCGACGTTCCCCGCCAGCGTGCCAGTCGCAATCAGGATCACGCCGCGATGGTAATTCGCGAATGAAACGTAACCCGTATTTTGCTCCGTGGTGTAGGCGGCGGGGGCAATCGACGCAAGATAGGCATGTACTTCGCTAAATCTTTCTGTATACATTTTTGTTACCTCCATAAATACTTCCTGTAGTATTCCCTGAAAATCCTGCGGCGGTCAGGCGGTCAGGATTCCGCTTTTCGGGAGCGACCCTATGCCGCCGCAATTAGGACAATTATTGTCCGGTTACGTGCTCTTGGCCCCGAGGACCACAAAAGGAGAAACAGTTGTTACCCCATCTTCCAGAGTGAGGGGGGTCGAAAGCCATGGCTGGCCATCCACGCGGTGAACGGCGCGCCACGAGGTTTCGTCGTAGCGGAAACGCTCGATGTTCGTGCTATCAATCGTGGTAGCCTGGCGATCCCCGATCAGGTAATAGCGCGGGTCGGCAAGCAGGATCGATCCGGCTGTTCCAGGCGGGGGCAGTTTTTCGGTAAAGATAAACGGGTAGCCCAGTAAGTTCGGGGGCATCCCCGCCTGTGCGTTGCCCCAGACATATGAGGCATTGCCAGCGGGACCGTTCATCAGCCAGAGGTCGCTCATGTGGCGCTGATTGATAAACCAAACTCCGTTAGCCCCAGGCAGGAAGGACTCGACCATCGACACAAGGTCGGTATAGATATTCGCCGGGATCGGAGGACTAGTTGTCGGGGTTACCGCGATGGTAGCCCCAGCGTTAATCACACCCAGGGGTTGGCCAGCCCCAGTGCCGCGCAAGAAAGCGTATTCTTCGTACCAGCGGATTGCTCCGGCAAATCCGAGAGGACCGCGCAGGAATGCGTCCAAGCCAATCGCGCTGTCATCCAGAAGCTCATCGGTAGTGCGGGTGTAGCAGATGAGTTTGTGTGCGACGAGCTCGATCTGGCGGAATTTTGCGTCTGCCTGGGATTTGGTGCCACCTTCCTCAGTCCAGTAGGCCTGGATGCCGCCGAACCAGTGGGCGATGCCCGCGGTCGTGGTCGTCTGGTCCAGGACGGGGATATTAATCTGGCGTCGGCGCATCGGAATGACCGTCGCCCGGGCACGCCAGGGATTATCTGCGGGCGTCACTGCCTGCAACTGGGCAAGGAACTCGGTCGGGATCAGGAACCCGCCATAGGCCCCCACTCCGCCTTGCATGGTAACTTTCTGCTCCCATTCGGTCTTGCCGGTATGCTTTACCTCGGTAGGCGCTTCACCCTCGTCGCCCTTCCAGTTGAAAAGGCGCGGGTCAAGCGGGCCGCGGTATTTGACGTTTCCCGCCAGCGCGATTGCGCTCCAGAACTCGCGTAACTCGTTCCACTTCATGGGAGTATTGGGATCGGGCGGGAGAGTGTCTTTGATGTGGGGGGCAATGTCATCCACTGCCCCAAGGATTTCACTCAGCTTCGCGGCGCGCACTTGAAGCGCCTTCGCATCAGCCATTTTCTTTTCGGCGTTCTGCTGGTCTTCCGCAGTAGCCTGGTCGTTGGCATAAACTGCCTTGACCTCTTCGAACATGATACTGGCACGCGCCAGCAGTTCTTTTATCTCGGACATTTTTTACCTCGCTAATATATTTTCGATCTGCAACTGCTCGATCTCGAGCATCCGCAGTTTCCGTTCAACCTCTGTTAACGAGGTGGGTTGTGTCGGCTTATCGCCTTCAGGCCCGGCCTTCCCATCGGTAGCGATATGTTCTTCCGGCATTGGAGCCGGCTTGGCAGGCTTGGGCATCTCGAAATCGACGCCCGCGTCCTGTAATGCTTCAACAAGAGAGGTCACTGCCCTGGTGATTCTTTCCACATTCCGTCCGGCCAGGACGCGGCCCTCCTTGGATTGAACTTCTTCGTTGTCGCCCTTCTCATTTTCCTTCTCGAGCAGGCTCCGGGCGCGCTCCTGCAAGGATTCCTTCTTCGCATCGTCCAGACCTGGCGCGTTGCTTTGGGGTATCCGGGCGATGGCGTTCCGCAGATGGGGCAGATCAACCGCCCCGCCAGAGTCCCTGTAGGGGAAATGGCGCATCGAACGCGGCTTAGTCTTGCCCTCGTCATCCTTCTCCCCGCCCGGTTCGATGTAAAGGAACGCGGAGTCGGGAAGATCATTAATGTAGGCGATGTCCCAAGTCGCCTTAAACGACTTCGCCGTAAATTCGTATATCCCTGGCTTCCATTCCGGCATTGCCGCGAACGTGACAACGTCATCGGCAATTATATAGGGAACGCTGTAATATTCTTCGCCGTTCGCCCCCTGCTTGGAAATGACAATGCTGTCGTCGTAAACCGTCCGCACCCAGTAAATCCAGGGACCTTGCGGGGGATTGTATTGGCTCATAAATGACTGTTCTACTTTTCGCACTTCCTCGGATAAGTTGACGGATTTCTTATGGCTTTCCACCCAGGCGACCGCCTCTTCCTTGCTCCACTTATCCTTGTCGAAGATGTAGGTCTGGATCGTGGTCGTGGTCTCCCCGGAGAGTTTGCCGATCACCGCCTGGATGCCGTCAGATTCCTTGCCAATAGTAATCGTCCTGAAAGTTCCCTCCTGAAAATCGCCGGGGTCTTTGACTCTTACCCTAACGCTGTTCTCGGTAACATCCACGGCCTTCACCCCCAAAATAGAGGCTTCCTCATTCATGGCAAACGTCACTGGCGAAACCTCATAAAGCCGTATCTCGCGCAGGTTACGAACCGTCTCGCCGGAATCGGACTTGGAATAGTCCGTCCCGCCCTTCACGGCGTCATAACCAAACGACAGTTCCCCGACCGCCCCGTCTTTCATCAGTGCCAGGGCATCGTTCCCGCGCCGGGTCTCGCTCACCCGCGCCCTGATAAACAATCCCTTGTCGTCTTCCTGCAGAAACAGGACTTTGCCAATCGGCTCAGACGGATCGTGCTGCCAAAGGAATTTGACCTTGTTGCCCCGCTCTGCCAGTGTCTTCTTGAAAGCGCCGGGGTGGACAACATCCCCGCCCAGATCAACGTTGCCAAAAACGGCGGCGTGGCCTTCAATAACCCGCCCGTCCCCGTCTGCCTTGCTCAACTCAAATGGAATTACTTTTCGTTCCATCTTTTCACCTCATCATGAAACGCCTTGATCGGAAGCGTCCGCGGGCGATCATCGAGGCGTAACCCTCTCGACAGTACTCTTGTCATCATAGCACACTTCGCCCTTTGCGTCAATCGGCGTATCGGGATTTTTCAGCGCCTCGAGCATCCGGTCGCAGGCCGCTACGATCCCCAGGTAGTGCCGCCTTTGCTCCAGGATGAAGGCGATCCAAATCTCGCGTTCAGTCCTAGTCATCGGGGGAATGGTCATTTGAACTCCGACGGGTGCCCGGGGCGTGGCCTACCCAACTCGATTACCTTATGGGGCGTGGCCAGCAGGATCGCGATAGCCGCATCATGGCACATCGCAAGGTAGTCCCGGATCGCCTGCTCATCCTGCTCATTTTGCAGGCGGTCGGCGATCGCTGACGCCACCTGGTTGTTAGGGAGTAGTGGTTTCAACTCGTCCAGTAGACTTTGCTTGGTCATTCTATTGTCCTTCCCGTTGCCTGGTCTATTTCAGGAGGTAGTACAGGCAAAATCGAACATCTGCAATTGTGTAATATAATTCCATTTGCAAGATAAAATCCCGATTCGGTTTGGAGGTTATAAACATGACCCGCAAAAGAATAGATATCAATATTGGTAATCTGGTCAGCCTGTACCTTTCTGGAATTTCGGAGAAGGAATTGTCGAATCGCTTTCATGTCGCCCGGACCGCCATTCATCCCCGTCTGATTTCCGCCGGCATCAAACCCCGTAACCGGAGTGAGGCTAACTTTATCAAGATGGCCAAAATGACGCCAGAACAGCGAAAGGCAAATGCCCAAAATGCCCATATTGCCCGCCACGCCAAAGGTGATTCCCTTGAATCCATTGAAATGCGTAATATTTCCCGTGCCATCAATGCCCAAAATAAAACCTGGATGATTGGCAAATACGAAACTGAGGTTATTAGTATGTTTTCGCGGGCCGGAATTATTTATATTCCCCAATTTCCTATTTACCATTACAACATTGACATAGCCTGCCATCCCGTCGCCGTGGAAGTCTGGAATAGCGGAAACCATCCTTTTACTAATGCCCACAATCTTGAGCGTACGAAATATCTCCTCGACCATGATTGGCATGTTACCTATATCTGGATTACCCATCTTCATCCTCTTACCCAGGATTCCTGTAATCAGGTAATCCAATTTATTCAGTTTGCCCGCCGCAACCCATCCATCCCTCGTGAGTATCGGGTGGTTCGGGGTGACGGTGAGTCGGTAGCCTTGGGCAGTGGTAATATCAATGACATTGCCATAGTAGTAGCGACGCGTTGCCGCAAGCACGTTTCCAGCAGGTAAAACTTCCGTTCCTTTAATTACACAATTAATCGCCTCCTCGGGTGGCAAAGCAGGGTCACCAGGACAATCAGCAGGATAACCGCCAATATCAAATTTCTCGTCTATTCCTACTACCTGTCCATTAGCTTCTGCATGAGTATCTCTAGTCCGACCATCTCCCATTGTTGCCAGCCATTCCTTTTTCTGCACATTCCAATCTCTGAATATCTCCATACTACCGGCTGCGGAAGCCCTTATAGTTTCCGTTCTCGCGATTAATTCCGTCCGGTAAGCCGGCGTCCGGTCAGTGAACCACTGCCAATCAGGATCATCAGGAGTGGTGCCGGATATATACCTTTCAAACAATGAATCCAGTTGATCCTGGATCGCCGGAATTGACGACCCCTCTGCCTGCGCCCTGGCCATGATCTGGGCGATATTGTCTCGCGTCGTTTCGTTCACCTTCTGGGCGAATACCAGTAGATATTTATTAAACCAATTCCTGGCGTAAAGGTTCTGGATATTGAAAGCAATCCCCGTCTCAAGGCTCCACTGTTCCCCTTGGTCGGTCACGATCCCGACCACGGCGGGGAGAAACAATTCGCGCCAGGCCTCTTCGCCATTTTCCTGCAAATATGCCAGGGTGTCATCAATCAGGTTTGCCCAGTCCACCGACGCCTTTCGCTCCAATGCATCCCGATATCCTTTGTGTAGCAGTCCCAAAATATCCCGTTTCTGCTTCTCAAAAGCCTTTATCGCCAATTTCTTGAACGTCGGCTGCCACTTTTGGGAAATCTTGTCGTGGTTGCGCCAGGCGCGCGCCTTGGCCTCCTTCGACCAGCCCTTTGATTCAATCCATCCCAGGGCGACCGAGACCTTGATGATCTGCTTTACCGCAAAGACAAGGTTATTTCGGGCTTCCAGCATCCTTTGCCTCCAAAAGCAAATCGGTCGCCCGCTTCAACTCGTTGGCCAAGGCCATGATCGCCTTACCGGTTGTCCCCGCCTGTTCTGCTTCCTGCCCGGCTTCAGGGATATTGCCTTCTTCTGGCGTCGGTGCGGGTTTCTCAGTCGTCACTGTTTCGCCTGGGATTCCCGTTTCAATTTCCTCTTCCCCGACTTTACCGACCGGAATGAGGTTCATCGGCATGTAAATCATGTCGCCGTCTGGCAATTGCCCCACTTCCAGTCCAGTGATTACCGCTGCCTGATACTTACTTACCCCGTATCCGACTAGAGACGTGAATGCCGTCACCAGGGCCGGCGTGTCCTGGCGCAGGGCGGGGATGTCCGAATAGTCGTTCTTTACCCAGCCCCCGTCGTCGCTCTGCATGTAGTATTGGTGGTCGGTCTCGAACAGACTGGCCTCGCCCAGGGCGACGTCCTCCCAGAAGGCTTTCCTTGCCTCCTGGTAATTGGCGTAGGTCGAATTGTGAACCAGTATCCCATCAGCAATAAAGGAGTGTCCACCTTCTACTTCAATATCATAAACCGTTTCAACTGATTGTTTTTCTATGGAAACAACCTTATAAAAACCAAGATCGTCAGACAAGTCAGCCTTCTTTGCATCAAAGCTATCTGGCTTATAACGTCCCAAGTTGGCATTAACTCTCTCGCGATACAGGGTATCTGCAAATGGGATTTGTGCTACTTGCCTTGCACTAGACGCCACAAAACTGTAATTGTGGTAAATCTCTTTTATCCCTCTTTGCGGCAAAACACTTGGGGAAAGTTGATCGTGCCGAATGTTACTGCATTGAATACCAGCAGATATCAACAATTCGCGAACATCATAGGTAAGTAATTCATTACAAAATGCAAACTTGAGTACACCCCGTTTATCTATGCTCCCGTCGGTGTCCACCAATCCTGCGAGAAAATTCAACCGGAGCTCCCGCGAAAGACCATAAATCCAGTGTGGAATACGTTTAGTGTGTGCCCGTTCCCCAAGACCCAATGCCCTGAGATACTCCGCATTCTCGGACACTCTAAAATTAAAACTTCGAGGGCAATCTGTTATATGAACCGATCTGGAAACCGGAAGTAAGGTATCAACTTCTATCACTGGTAGATAAGATAATTTGTAGGACGATTCATATTTGCATTCCTTACTGCAATAACGCCCGCGCCCATCTTCTACCCTGATCCTCCGAGTATGAATATCTTTACCGCAATGCAGACACTTTGTAGTAACTTTCTCGACCCGATTTTCCATTCGAGAAAATAATTGTTCTACCAAAGATTGGTAATGATCCCGGCATCGACCCTGAGGAGGCATCGCCATTAAGACCATCCCATTACCATAAACAGTTCCATCACCTATCAATGCCCCGCAGAATTGAATAAACTCTCTGCTGGCAGG